TGGGTGAGACTTAGGTAATATCTTCCTAACCCTCATCATAAGAGTAGAAGACTTACCTTGCTGAGGAACACGATAGCCAAGTAGTCTATTAAGAGCTGCATCAATATCAACGTTAGGATCTTCTGGATCTATTCCTAGGTCCTGAAGAACATCATATCGTATGTCTACTTCCGCTCCTACTACAACGTCTGTACCTGAGGAATTATCTATATCATAGAACTTCAGAGTCCCATCTTTTTCATGTCCTCCGTACTCACCAAACTGAACCATTTCCACACCTGTCATCTTCATCAGATAGGCGTTCTTACGGAACAGGTTCATAACTATTGAGTCAAGCTTAAGCTGTATGCTGGGGAAAGACGCTGGCAACAAAGTTGTAACGACCCCATTCTCATCAGCCACTACATCCAGAGCATCCATTATATTCTGAGGCAGATCTTTTTCAACACCTATCTCAGTAAGAAGCTCTCTAAGCTTGGGTATCATTTTATTAAGTGCTGCTACTTGCTCAGCTTCAGTAGTAGCATTCATCACCTCATCGTACCCCAAGTCTTGTACAACCTTGTCATGCCCTTGGTTGAGCTTAGCAACAACAGCTTTCTGGTAGATATCAATAAGCTCTCTACCTGTTACAAGCTTGTTGGAATCTCGCAGGTAGTAAGTCTCCGTAGGATTGATGTTAGCAATCATATTTTTACGGGGCTGTCTACCAAAGGTGGTTTTCTGCGTATTCTTTTCTGGTAGAATCTGAGGAACTTTCAACCCCCTTGAAGGCAAAGTTTGTATTCTAGCTTCTTCCAGATTAGCAGCAGTGACCGCTCTGAACGATCCCAGCTTCTTAGCTTCCACACTGTTAGCAACATGTACGTTATTGGATTCCATCCAATCATTGAGCTTTTTCATCTGAGGTACACCCTCAACTAGCTCATCTGTCATTACAACGTAAGAGTTCTTATGAGATACAGCCATAAGGTGATTGTATCCTCCAAACTCTTCGAGAACTCTAAAGTCATAAGAGGTTTTCCAAGGTCTGATAGGTGATCTCTCCCCGTCCCAAATTCTTTGCCCCTTGGGTTTAGACATGTACTCTTTGTATACCTGCTCATCTACTGCAGTCCACAAACCAAGACCCTGTCCCAAACGCCTGTGGAAATGAATAGTTATCATACCCTGAGCGTCGGTACCGTTAGACTTTTTATAACCCTGCATGAATATATCTGCAGCTTCCTCAGTGCTTTGCGCTGCTATTGCGTCGCGCAGTCTCTTGTAAGCTTCCGGATTTTCCTCCTCCATGTTGGATATATTATCTGCTATAGTTATCTCTCGGAACTCATCTAGCATACCATAGTCTGTACCATCCATATTCATGCTCAAAGTGAAGAACTGTCTACCAGGGGTACCAGACAAATGCGAACGTTTATTGTAGTTAGCGCCACCACTTGTAAAGTGCACACCATTCCGCAGAAGCTCTCTACTAATAACTCGTCCAACTACATTCATCTTTATGTAGTCCTTGACAAATTCTATTTCCTTACCTACAACATAACCATTACCTGGCTGTACACTGTTAGCAACCAGAAGCCTTAGCCTCTCTTCTCCCCCAACTTCTTTAAGTATCTCCTCTAAGTAGGTGGTTTCCATCCTATTAACTACCTCAGCTACATATTCTTTGACAGCTTTTTTAAGTTCTTTTGTCATAGGCTTGCCCATCTCCATATGGAGGTAAGCATCATGTGCTATGTTAGTTGTATCTCTATACTCTCCCCCAAATTGCAGAGCTTTGTATCTACCATCATGGTAACCTGCTATGAGGTCTTTGTCAGGCGTACTTTCTATAGTTTTCTCTGCTACTCGTATTCTGTGCAGATCAAGCAAATAAGTCCTTTCAATAGCAGCTTCTAAAGGGTTATCACCTAAGACTTGGAAACCAGTGCTTGATCGTACACTAGAATTAAGAATGTTGTCTATGGCCATATAAGACAACTTGCTTCTATCTCCCTGAGTATCAATAGCTATATACTTCTTGTCTTTGCTAGACCCAAACATTATAAGGTCTACTGAAAGACCCTCGTTATAGTCAAAGTTGTCATATTCTACAGCTCTCTCATCTCCCTCACGCTTAGAGTCTATGTCTACTATCTCAAAGCTTTCCTTACCAGCTTTAGTAGATATCATCATATGCGCCAAGCTGTTGTAAACTACCTCATTACCCTGACGATCTTTACCTCTTATGTAACTTCCAACGGTTCCTTTGCTACCTTCTTCACCTTCCATGATAGCCTGAAGGCCTTCACTGCTCACGTCTTTTACCATCTCAGACGTGATGTTCATATCGTTCTTAAGATTGATTGGGAATATCAAATTACCAAGGCCGTTAAAGAACGATGCTGCCACAGGAGCTTCGAACTTAGACATTATAACCTTGGATATAGTAGCCATAGTGGTACTCTCCGTCTGGAATATGTTAGGATAGTTGGCTTTCCCCAGCTTACCTAGCTTGTTGGGGTTCTCCATAATATCCTTGAGGTTTGTGTTTGGCCTTTTGATGAAGTTGCTTACCGATATGCCTTCCATCTGCAAGGCTTCTTTAACTCTCCTAGCAGCAGTTTCTCGGTCCTTTGCTATATTAATTCCAAGAGCTAACAACATGTCAGCCAGCTCCTCATAGGATCTATCTCCGGTACCTTTTAAGTCTACAATATTCTTGTAGTGCTTAAGAGCTTTACCCAACCTTGCTTGGTTTGCTTGTATATCTAGAATGTCTCCGTCCTCACTAACGCTCACCTTATATATTCCTGCCACAGAAGTAGCTTGTTCTGCCCACTTAGCAGTAAAATATCTCTCAATACTCTTAGAACTACTGTCTATAATCTTGACTACTTTCCTAGGTTTACCAGGCTGTGAGGATGAGCTGCTCTCTACGACAATCATTTTGTACGGTGTCATAGCTTGTGAAAATACACTATACAGAAGGGCTTTCTCCGGAGTAGACAGATTTTGGATAAAGTCATAAACTGCAGTAAGGCTACTGATATTGGAAGATCTGCTCTTGAGCTTCTCCATCATATCTACATAGCTTTCACTTCCAACTACAGCAGTTTGTATCTCATGATATATGTCCTCTATAGGCATATAAGTTTCAAACCCGAAGTAAGATTCAGATGTTGATTTCACAGGTATTCTGGACAGTACTCTCCTAGCCTTATCCCCAAGAGCAGCGGCTGGGTCAGTTTGAGCGTAAGACACAGAGTAGTTTCTGTCAGCTCCTTCTTCCTTGTCATTTACTTCTCCTCTTTCTCTAGCTTGTTCGGAGTCATAAATTTTGAAACCGTAATCACGAAGACGATCTCTTATGTCTGTACGGAATCCTCTTACATTGACACCTCCGAGCTCTCCGCGTTTGTCATGCCAATGCTCATAGACCTCTAGGAAAAGCTGTGCATTATCTGCAGCTTCTTCCCCAATCATCTGTGAAGGCATAACTTCCCCATCATGGGTAAACTCTGGAGCACCCAGTTTAATATTATAGTCACTGAGTACAGCTTGGAACTGCTGAGGATCATCATATGCTCTCTGCAATGCTCCGAACTCCCTATCTGAAATTGGTTCTCTAGTTCTACCACCCGTCATAATATCCGGGCTGTCTTTATGAAAAGCAGATCTCAAGAACCAGTTACGTATAGTAGAATCTCCACCCTTGACATTTGCTGTCTCAGGGCTACCTAGCAAGTCTTGCATGTTTGCCCCACTTGCACTGACTTCATTTAGAGCTTTGTATATAGCTATATCTCTAAGCTCTCTAAAAGTTTGAGGGTCAGCAGCATACTGCTTCATCATGAACGCAGCTCCCGGTGAAAACGCCTGTGCAGTTCTACTATAAGATGCCGGTATGCGGTTAGACTCTATAAGCCTAAACGCTTGCCTCATAGCAACAGGCTTACCTGCAAATGCTTTTATGTATGCATACAGATCTTTGAAGAACTTAACCAGTCTTTGCCCAAAACTCTTAGGGGCTTTCTGAGACAAAACATAGTCACGGAAAGCGTCAGCCATTTTCTCCTCCAAGGCAAGCAGACGCGCCTCCTTGTTGGTAATATTAAGTTGGCCTCTTTTAGCTTTTTCTATATCTTCAGCTGTAGGTTCACCAAACTCTGCAAGTGCGTCCAGGTATATGGCTTCTCTCTGCTTATCGTTAAGCAATGTTCTAAAGAACAAGTGATATCCTTCATGGTACTCAGTACCTACTTCAGCATTAGACCACAAGTGAACAGCTGCATTCTCCATATATCCATGGACAACAGCGCTACCAACCTTTTTCATGTTGGTGTAAATACTCACTGAGTCTTTACCAAACCTCGCTCTGAGCCATGACACAGCTTGAGTTTGTTCCATTTTACCCCTCTTAGGAGTACTTGGAGACTTAAGGCTATAGCTAGGAGGTCCTACCTGTATTTTTCCGTTTACCTTAATACGAAGGTCTTCGACGTATTGTTTGTTGTTTATGTTTTCTATAGACCTGGTAAACAGAAGATCAGCTCTTTTCTTTAAAGCATCTAATGTCTCCGGTGTAGGACTGGATTTCATAAGGAATGTTACACCCATTCTTCCACCTCTACCAGTCCTTACGCCTCCATTAGGGGCTTTCATCAACTCTGCAAATGGAATTTCATTTGCTATGTATACGGCGTGCATATTTTCCCTTAGTTGCTTAACCGCCATATTCTTACCATCAGGTATATTCGTCTCAGTAGTCAAATATTGTGCTAGGAACCTACGATTGTCTTCACTTAATTTTGATGAATCATAGTTGGCAACGGCGTACCCAACTTCCCCATTTGGGTGTAGCCCGCTTACAAAGAAGAAAGTGTCAATACTTACTTCTCCTGTAGTAGAATCCTTAAGACTAAAAGGAACATCGCTAACATCGCTTGCGTTCTGGTCTCCTATTCTCTTTATCTCGTCTTTAAGACCTTGAGGAAAGGTTTTAAATGACGATGCAAAAGAGAAGCTACGACCATTGTATATATCCACACCGAGCTTGCCTTGATCTGCTACAAACTCTTTAGTAGCTGATACAATTTCAATCTCGTCTGCAGTAAAGATTCTAAACTCATTTCCTTCCCATACAAAAGGTACACCAGCTTCTTCATCTGGCTGGAATCCATCTACGAAGGCATCTTCAACGGCACCCATTCCGGCTTCCTCAGCTGCAAACGCTGCGTCAGTCTCTCCAGCTAAACTTTGTCTACTTGTGTTAGACTTGACATACTCATCATAAGGAGTATTAAAAAGCTTTTGCCATTTAGCCTTGGCAGCTTCTATATATTCTTTTTGATACTTGATACCCTCATAGTCTGCAACTTCTATTGCTTCATTTAGAAGTTCATAAGCATTCTTTATGCCCTCCTCTAGTTGCCGAGCTTCTTCTTCACTTACTATACCAGCAACGTCGGCTCCTCCAGCCTTTTCAATTGCATCAAAATATGCATTGATTACCTGCTTGGTGTCAACGTCTAATATTACGGAACCGCCCAAGACCATACCATGCATGGGCACGCGCACTTCCAGTTCTGTGTCCCCCGGCTGCAAAGTCAAAACTAAATTCTTCGACATAGCATCATAACTAGCTGTTTTGATGTCTAGTGTAAGTACCTCTTCCAGATAACCTCTGACATAGCGCGTGAGTACATCCTTGGTCTTCTCTCCTGTCTTACCCTTGATGTAATCACCCTCCGGAATAGTGTCACTTTGCTGTAACACTGCCTCACGCTCTTGCCGTAGCCGATGATCTCGAGTTTGCCGGTCGGCACCACTGGTGTCATCTTTGCTTGGTGGTTCTGCAGTAGTCCCCTCACCTGTTATAGAAGCCATAAGTTCTGCTTCCTCTTCAGGAGTCAGAGCTACAGCATTACTAGGATTAAATTTTGTTTCGTTACTAGTAGGTTCTGTGTTGGTAGGCTCTCCGAAGTTGTGCTTTGTTCCAGCTCCACCTTTTCTTTTCTTAGTGGTATTCTTCTTTTTACCTTCGGTGTTTTCGGGTTTTACCCTGCCGCTGCTACCGGTAGTCTCCGAAGTATTAGCTCCTTCCTGCACATTAACAGACATAGAAACTCTGTGGTCGTACGTTGGAAGCCCTTTGTGAAACCTATTACTTGTAGTAAGCAGTTCCTTAATAGCAAATTCTTGGTAGGAAGCATAAGTCTTTCCTGTTACAGGATCTGTATACGCCCCCTCTAGTTCTTGCAGTGCCTTTTTGCTAACCTGAACTCTTGAGTTCATAGCAGCAGCTTTGAAAGACTCTAGCATCCCCTCCTTAAGTCTCTGATATTCAGCAGTTGACGCATTGCCCCCTTCCTTCTTAGGCTTTTCTCTCTCAAATACAGTTACAACATCACCCTCATCAGTTGTTTCTTCAACCATCTTACCATAGCTGAAAAACTTAGGTGCCCCACTTTCAAGCATACCAGATACTTCATCATAAGACATGCCTATGATTGCACCTTTATGCTCAAAATTGAATATTACTTTTCCTGAGTTCTTAAGCTGTGTTACAAAGAATGAAGTCTTACCTTGTATCCAGTTATTAGGTATACCAAGAAGAGCCTTAATCTCAGACACGGTATTGCCCTCACCTTTCTTGGCAATTATATCTACAAGTCTTCCGTAGCCCTCTTCACCTAGAGTTTTAGTACTAGTAGTAAGAGCAGTGTAATCTCCGTTAGGGAGCTTTACTACCATAACAACTTGTCCTGCAGTAAGTTCCATTGAATCTCTTCTCAAATTGAGATTCTCCTGAGCTTCGTTTATTTCCTGATCAGACTTGTTCTGAGCTATTACAGTGATATTGTCTTTTTGTACAATACCTAACCCTACAAAACTAGGAGGAACGTCTTCACCTAGTACCTCAGAGACAGGCTTAAAGACAGGCTCTCCTTGATCATTAGTCTCAGCAAGGAAGTTGCCTTTTCCAGCATACTCTATGGTGTTTACTTTAGCTGTTACCTTATTACCAGCAATAAGTTCCATAAGCAGGTTACTAGTTTTAGAACCTTGGCTCATAGGATTGGGAAGGAAGCCCAAGTATGTATTTGTGCCCGCAAGCTTTACATATATATACTCTAGGTTCTTATTGTCCTTAGTGCTGCGAACGTGTTCAAACTCCACGCCCTTTTCCATGACTTCCTTGTACCCCTCCTCTGTCTTTAAGAAGCCTCTATCTATCGTTCTTGGATGTGCAGGATCAACATCAGTACCCGGTACTGGCTCACCATTTTTAAAGACAACCGCTTTACGTCTTATGGTATTACCGTTCTTATCAGTGGTTATGTCTTTAAGTTGGAACTCACCATTTACGATGTACAGTTCACTTTGAAATGGTGATGGGGATCTAGGATTTCTTGACCCATCATTATCTGGATTAGTAGTGTTGTTTGTAGAAGAGTCGTTAGTTTGATTGGCTTTGTCTGCTTCTTTTTTTGCATCCGCAGCAGCCCTTGCCGCTGCTTCCTCCTCCGCTTTCTTCCTAGCTGCTTCCTGAGCCTTTTTCTGCCTACTTCTATTGCCTTCTATACCTTGCTCTCCTAGAGCTTCTCTACTAGGTATTATAGTATCTAGTACAAATAGTTCTATTTTCTCTTCAGGTGTAAGTTCCTCCTTCTCTTTCTTAGCCTCAAGTTCTTGTTTTTTCTTCTTAAGAACAGGTAGGTCTTCAAGGTTTAGTCTTACAGCTACAACCTCTTCGTTTTCTTGCCTCCTCTTGTACTCGTCGTTTAGCTTCTTTCGAGCAGCAGGAGATACGCCTTTATCTTTAGCTAGTATCCCAAGATCGTAGAGCTCTGCAGAAGTTGTAGTGCTAGCAATAGAATTATCAGCGTACTTATCAATTTCCTTCTGAGCAGCCTCTTCTTTAGTTTTCATCTGCCTTCTTATGTAACCCGCTCTTCTTTCCGGATTGCTAAGAAGTTCGTTCAGTGCATACGCTGCTTGCGTTCTGTCTCCTGCCAGTCTAGATATATCCCTAGCTAGTTCTTCTGCCTTTAGCCTGTCAGAAGGATCTGATATACTCTTAGTTATATTATTAAGAGCTTCTCTAAGTTCAGGAGAAAGCGGCTCTACTTTATCCTCCCTCTCTTCCTTGGGCTTTATAAGCCTTTCTTTATAGCTCTGCTTGTCTGCTCCTAATTGATCATCGGTTACTTCTTCCGCCTCTAGTGCAGCTTCATTACGGTCTACTTCTGCAAGCAAAGAAGCTAGCTGTTCCTTCTCCCCCTCGGAAAGTCCTTGCTCCCTTTCTTTCTTCTGGAGTCTACGAATTTTACTAGAGTTGTACGTAAGCCTCTTAATAGTTCTCTCTGCAACTGCTCTTTCTTCCTTGCTCAAAGGATTGAACAGATCCATAAGCTCAGCACGCATCTTAGATATCCTTCCGTCAGCATCAAGCAATCTGCTCTTATTCCTGACAAGGAAGTCTTTCATATGGTACTCTTCAGTTAGTCTGTCCTTTTCCTCTTCAAGTACATCCTTAGATGTAAGTAGCCTAGGAAGACCAGTTGTTTCTTGACCTGGAGCAATAGCATCAAGCTCTCTTTTTATCTGGACTAGGTTTTTAACGTCCTGCGTTAGATCAGAAACTATCTGTTTATGGTCAAAGTCAGAGTTCTCAGGAAGCCCAAAAGCCTTTGCAAACTCCTCTTTCTCCATATACTTAGCATCATCTATTCTTTCCATGAACATGTCTATGCTACCATTGCGTTCATGGAAAAGAACGTTCTCTTGGATCAGCTCTAGCTGAGCATCTCTGTAACCTTTGTGATCCCCAGACTCCAATGAGTCTTGCATCTTTTTTAGAATAGTCTCCTGGTTCTTAGCAAACTCAGCGTTATCCACAACCTTATATAGGGTAGGGCTGTTGAGTCTATCCAGTACTTTTTTACGCTGAGCATCTTCCTCTGTTTTTCCATAACGAGATATCCCGGATTGAACACCACCCATGAATCCCCCGATAATAGCACCAAGCAGAACGGATTCGATACCTTCTTTATCTCCTTTGAGTATCTCGTTACCTCCCTCACCTATAGCACCTAACCAATCAAGAACACTGCTATAGCCTTCACCTTCTGCAGCGGCGCCCGCAGCCTGTCCAATTGCAAATTGGGTTCCTTCCTGAAAAGCCTCAGTAACTGCGTCTTTTGCAGGATTCTGCAAATACCTAGAAGCAGTTCTTTGCCAAGCTTTTGCATTGTCAGCAGACCACATGTCCAACCACTGCTTAGACTTTGCATCTTTAGTAAAGCCACTAAGACTAGATCTTGATGCTTTGAATTTAGATTTAAACAGCCCCCCAAACATGGCAAGATTTGTAGGTGCAAGTACCGCCATGTTAGAAGCATACACAGCATTACCAATCTTGCTGGCTTCTTCTCTAGCTCTTTCTCTATCGCTCTGACTCAGCTGCATACGGTCAACTCCTTTCTCCGCAGCTATCTGATCTAGCATTGTTTCTTCTGCGTGCTTCAGTGCTTCTCTGGCTTCTACTGCAGCTTCTGCATGAGACATACTTATACCTACCTCAGCTTGCTTAGCAGCACTTATACCCCTCCTAACTTTAGCTGAACTTGAAGCAGTTTTGTACAGCTTTTCAGCAGTAGCAATAGCTTTAGAAGCTCTATAAATACCAGCTGCTCTACTCCCGGCCTTTGTAGCAGCTGCAGCACCTACAGCAGCCTTAGCTCCTTTTGCAGCCAATCCTAATCCTCTAGTAACTATTCCTACTCCACCAGTAGCATATAGACTTGCTACACTAGCTACAGCATACCCAAGACCGTTAGCAGCTTTATCTCCCCAGAAGTTTGCGTATCCAAGATTCTCAAGTCCTATCGCTTCCTGTTCTTCTTTGGTGTAATAGTTTCTAAAGTTGTCTTGCATCCAAGCGTTAACGCTGTCTACTGCTCTACCTGTAGTATTGTCTGCAAGCTTTGTCCAGTCCCTGTAATAAATAGCTTCACCTATACCGTTGAGCGCTCCAAGAGTGTTTTCAGTAAAAGCCATTGCGGTAGTAACACCAGCTTTCATCAATCCTCTGCCCCACTTCTCTGCACGAGACTGACGCTGAGCACGCATCTCATCAATGTCTAACCCAGGAAGAACAGGCACACCATAGCTTAGATAACTATTTGGATCCCCATCAAGAAACATCTCAGTAGATGATGGCATGATAGGAGTATCATCTTTAACAGGTGCAGTGTCATAGCTAAGCCCTGTGAAAGGGTCTACAACACCAGACTTGACAACCTCTAGCCCTGTGAAAGGATCTATAACCTTTTCAGACATTATATAGTAAGTTTTATGTTGTAGAGTTTTGCAAAGGTCTGTAATCTAGGATCAAGCAAGCCTACAGTATTAATAAGTTCTCCTTGCGCGTTGTATATGCTTATAGTCCCTCCTTCTGATGTAGTAAGATCAGCAGTTATATAGCCGCCTTGCTGAACTTTTGGAGCAGCTGGATCGCTGGGATTTGTTGTGAATTCTCCCACCCATTTTAGACCATCGTTCATATCTATGTCTGTAAGACCCTCATGCTTATAAGTAAGCAACTCGCTTACCAGTTTAGCTCCTGGATTATCATAATACTGGCTTAGTCCAGGGATGTCGAAGTAACTTCCTTTTCCTACAGGAACAAGAAGTGATGCACTTTGACCATCTTTATTTGCCATAGAAAGTCTTACTGTAGGTTGACCTCCTATAGGTGCAGAGTAAGATACTGCAACATCTTTAACTACAAGGTCTTGAGGTCTACGATCACCATTTGCATCTTTGCCGGCCTTCCATTCTTTATATGTTATAGTTTGGCCTGTAACAGGATCTAAAACCATTTGAGTAGGCTTGATACCTGCCTCAAAGAAAGCATCCATTTGATCAGCTTGCGCTTTAGTCAAACCAAGGCTCATAGGATCTACGTATGTAGTTGATATGACAGTGCTTTCACCCACAGGTGATGCATATTCTTCTTGCATCAAGAAGTCTCTTTTTTCCCGTTTTTGTTTGTTTTGACGGCGCAATGTCTGTAAAATCCCAACTCCACCCGCAGCACCTACTCCAGTAAACGAAAATGGTTCATCTTCCTGCAATGCTTCCCACTCTGAATCATTGTCTAGCAAATTTTGTGGTGTGTCCTTGTACAAATCTTGGAATGTAATGTTTAACATCCTGGCTTCTGTAGCTTTATCTTCTATTTGCCTCTCCAGAGATTCCCTTCCCTCAGCTGATAATTGATTCTGAGGATTTTCGTACAGAGTAAGAAGCTCTTCAAGCTCTGCCTCAACTGCAGTTATTTCATTATGCAGCTCTCCAGCATATTCACCTCCTCTTCTTCTATATACTATTCCATCCTCTGTGATTACAAATCCGGGCTGACTAGGCGTTACAGGCTCAGTTGTCTTTGCAGTTTTTGCAGCTTGTGCAGCTTCATAATCTTGACGCATTTTCCAAGACTCATCTGCAAGTTTCTGCTTGTAGTTTGTCATCCACAACTCATCATAAGATCTGTCTGTGGTGTTTGATGTTTGTCTGAAGGAGTTTCCTTCTACTGCTCCATCAGTTATTGTCCCAAGTATATTGTCTCTAATGTCATCTGAAACAATTTGCCGCATCTCCTCTATATTTCCTGCCTCTAAAGCTTGAGAAAGTCTACCAACTTTCTCCGGATCAGGATTGGAAGACTTAGACTCATCATCCATCATCCTAGCAATTTCCTGTCTAAGGTTTGGCTCATCCATACGAGCCGCTTTAATTTCTCCTTTCCTTCCGTAGTATCCAAGAACCTCAGGATCGTTCATGACTCCCTGAAGAGCTGCTCTTACTTTCTCTTCACTTACTTGTGTAGTGCCTGAGGCAGTCTTAAGTGTAACCATACCATCTTGTTCACCTCCAAGTATAGTATTCGACGTTATTACAGAGTCAGGCTTAAGCCCTTGCAAAGCCTGGCGGATACGATTTTGTATGTCAGGTATTTGCCAAGCTTTTACACCCTCAAACATATTGATTGCGTTACCTGCTTCGTCGTAGGAGAATCCATTGTATCCGAGCGTAGATAGATCTAAACTACCTTCGTAGTCTTCTGCGTCTATCCTCTTGTTTTTTAGCAGCTCATCTAGCTCGCTCTTATAAGCAGTATAGTTTTCTAAGTTCTGCTTTATAGGTTGAGAACCTTTTTGATACTCAGCAGAAGCTCTAGTGACAGCAGCTGTCATATTAGACAGGTTACCATAATTAGAAGATGCACTGTCTGTTATTGAAGTAAGAGCTCTGTCAGTATTATCCAAGAGCTGCCTACGAGCTTCTCTGTCTCCTTCAAAAGGAGCAGAATTCAATTGGTTAGCTTCTGTTCTAATAGCTGCATTCATAAGGAGGTTATCCATATGTCTATCATACGCTTTATCAAGACCTTCTGGAGTAGGATCTACGTACCCACTTACGACCTGACCAAATTGTGCTCTTTTTCTTCTCATCTTCTTCTCTTTCTTGTAGTCTTACGACGAATCTTCCCAGGCTTTTTCACATACCTGCCTTTCCTACCACCTTCATTGGTGTCGTTTGAGTCAGGTAATATTTCAGATGCTTGCTGATTCTGCATAATATCAGCAACCTGCTCTTCCGCTCCGGCTCCAGATACATTTATATCTCTAGCACCCATATTAAAGGGAGTATTGCCTTTGTACACATTAGCATAGTAGTCTGCTGCAACAGGACCATATTGCATCATGTCACTCCCAAAGTTAGCATACTGCTGGTTGTAATCCTTAACTGTCTGTGTACCAATCTTACCCATCTGATTGATAGCAGCTAGCTTTACTGCTCTATTCTGTTCCGCTGTTCTAGTTTTAGCAGAAGCATTGTATTCACTAGCCTTCATAGCATTAGAAGCATTCTGTTGTCTAATACCTGCATTGATACCTTTTTCCGTGTTGGCTATTTGTAAGTTGGCTCTGCTTTCCTGGTCATTAATATTACGTTGAGCTTGTTGACCTGCAGCCAAATTCTTTTGCTGCATAGCTAGTGCTCCGGGACCAGACATAGAAGATGTTATACCAGCTGCTGCTCCTTGAGATTGTTGAGCTGCTGCTGCACGTTCTGGATCTAAGTTTGTACGACCCATACGTACTTCCCTAGCATACTCCGGCTTCATAAGATTCGCAGCTTGCATAGACTGTAAAGCAGCTATAGGACCAGCCATTTGTAACATGGTTCCCGGCATTCGAGGCCTAAACTGATTAGGTAGATCTGCTGGCTTATCGGGTCTTTCACCTTCAAATGTAGGAGCCTCCAAATCCTCCTCCGGCTTGTACTCTGGCTCTGCTTCTGGAGCACCAGGTCTTTCCAATAGATGCCTGCTATACCATTGATCACCGAATATCAGGTCTCTACCCTGATTGTCAGACGCTATTTTACCTGTAACCAGGTCATCGTCTAGCTCATTGTACCAACTTCTAAAAGAGTCCTTAGCTTCTGTAGTATCAAATTTAGAAGGATCAAACTCTCCATCAGTCATATATTCTGAGAAGTCAAATCTATCTACGTCTTCTGGCAGCGAACCTTGCTCTTCAGTCATCCTGTTATACCAGTCCCTCATTTTATCTGCCCGGTTACCGCTGTTAACCACAGTCTCACCGTATATACGCTCTCCCGTATTAGGATCTGTTTCTTGAATTGCTCCAGCAGCTCCACGCTCACTCCTAAGCTTCTCGTTCCTCTCTATAATCTCCTTCCTCTTAGCTTCTTTAGCCTCGTAGTCCTCTTTAGCTTTTTTATTCTCCTCTCGTATCTTCTTGTTTCTTTCTTCAACAGCTTTCTTTTCATCTTCATAAGCAGATTGCTTTTCCTCAAATTCAGACAAGCTTTCTTCGTAGTCTGCCATGTCCTGCTCGTACTGTTTCTTTTGCTTGCGTCTCTTACCCAGTTGTGCTTTTTCTCTGGGCTTCTCTACTGATTCAGGTTCCCCTTCTTCTCCGCGAAGCTTTTCATTCAGTCTTACGTAGCGTGCAGTAATCTTAGCTGCTTCTTGGTTGTTCTTAGCTTTTGCTAGTTCCTTTTCTAGATCTTCGGCAAGTGTGTTACCAGTAGCAGGATTTTTGATGTAATCCGACACTATGTATTCCTTCTTACCATCTTTGGTATTAACATCTACTTGCAGCTCACCATCTTCTACTTCAAGGCCTGGCTTCTTCTTACCACCCTCTTCAAGTATGATACCGCTGTCAGAACCCATACCTGCTTCATCATGCTTGTTGCCATGGAACTTGAATGCACCGTACCCTATGGGCTGCATAATACCCCCAGGCAGAGGTTTTGCTCCCCCGTCTTTTGCTCTAACGTTCTTAGCAAATTGTGCACGCTTGCGTAAAGTATCGTCGTTACTATTTAGTGCACGTTCTATACACTTATCTGTAACTTTACCACCGCAGTATTCTGTGAATGCGCCGACAGTTCCTTTCTTTTTCATTTGGCGCTTAGCTTTGTCCAAATATCCTTGCTTTCTGTTTGCCATTATCTGAATGATTTACGGAACTTAGTACCAACTGCATACAAATGTACTAAATTTCTGTTAGTATTATCTTTTATAAGTCTCACTCCTAGATAGTGGTCAATCATCTTTCTGCGATTAAACCATTCTTTATTGAGATTTACATAGTTGTTATTTACTACACCCTCTTCAGTGAACATAGTTGTAGCTTGAGGGTGCACAGTAACTTCTGTTGTTATATTTCCTGCAACATTCTCTGTTCCAGTAATAAGCTCACCCTCAGTAAGTTGTTGTTGGATTGAAAGATCTCGTATCTCGTTGACATACCATATCCTATCTACCAACCTAGCATTATTCAAGTAGTTGATTGTTATAGGTAGACCTGTAATCTGAGTGCTATTGTATGCATAGAACTCATCAAACACAGGATTAGATACTCTGAATTGCTCAGAGATACTGTTTTGATCAGGAAGGAAGGACTCAGCCCAGTAGAACATATTCGAGAACAGCTTAGCTTCTGCAGCAGCTGTATTGTCTATGAACTCTACTTCGAAGTTGTATAGCTCTCCGTAGAATCTACCAGGGTTGTTCTTGTTAGTGTGCTCCCAGCTACGATCACCCGCAAAGCTTACCAAGTACTCTGAGGTATTCGTGTACAGGTTAGGTGCATAGCTGTGTCTACTGCCCCACACTTTAAGTTCAGGGTAGTATGAAATGGTCCAAGAGCTTTGTGTAAAGTATACAGGGTTACCAAACCATATAGGTCCGCAATAAACTGGGTTGTTAGCTTTAAAGTTTACCTGCTCTGGGATGGGTACTCTAGCATTAGTTTGTATGACATCTAAGTCTGCACATCCAGATATAAGCTCTGGTATGTCATTGATAACTACTATGTTACCTGCGTAGAAGTCTTCGAAAAACTGCTGTGTAGGTATGGGCTCATGCTTTGTAATAAGTATGCGCTTAAACAGTGGGTCATACCCAAGGGTAAATCCTATCGGTACGTTGACCCCAGTTGTAGCATCCACAAAGAAGCCATTCTCCCTAGCATTTTCACTGTCTAGGTTTATTCCGAACTGCTCTAGAGCAAATGGCATGTTGTCCCTCAACCATGTTTCCATACCACTAGTTATGTCTGCCACACCTTGCCCACTCACGCTGTACACTTTTCTGTCTCTGTAGTTGACGTAAAAGTGTCCATACACAGTAGTTATGTGTGCATGTCTAGAAGCAGTACCAGCATAGCCTGCATCAGCTTGCATAGCTTCATCAGGATCTTGCACAAAGATGTTACCGCTACCTATGAATGCAGTGACAGCATCCAGTTGAAGTTCCTCTTTACCCTTTGTCACAAACAACGAGCGCTCTGTATGTATGTACAGGTTCCCGTTCAGATCAAATAGATTTTTAATCTGACCTCTATGAGTAGGTATGTCTTTGTATTCCAGCGCTCTAAACTTCCTATACCCATCAGAAATACTGCCTGAGTCTACATCAGAACGTACTACTCTGTTAGGGAATGTCTGAACCTTAGATAGCTCTCCGAATACATTCAAAGGTGAGGTTACCTTTACGTTCTGCAGTGCAGATAGGTGATCCTCGTAAAGTATCTTATCAGGTTTGGTGAAGTCGTCGTAGGGAGGATTGAATATTACAGAATGTCCTGTATGATAGTCAAACACTTTAGTCTTTTCTCCGCGCTCTACATCATCTACGTGCCTCCACTCTAGCAAGTCATCAGACTCTACATAGAAAGAGAATACAGTAGATACAGGATTGACATTGCCCTTTACCCAGTTGTGGCTATCTGCTACAACGTTGACAAACTTTTGAGCCATGTCATACCTACTATCAGCAGCACCTGAATTTACTCCTATCTGAAGATAGTCTGGGGTAGCATTCCATATTGGGGCTCCTTGAGTAGTTCCAAATCTATCCGCTATGTACAAACCAGCAGATAGAGGGTCTAGGTTTGCCGGTAAGTCAGATTGAAATCTTCTACGCCCAAAGAAATCTGTAGTATTAAACGCTATGTTTATAAGGTTAGATGCATTTTCTATAACTACACCTCCCTGCGTGTACTCTTCACTTGCTCCCACAGGATCTCCATACCACCTGTTGGCTCTCCAATAGCTATGCCCATAGCTTTGAGAAGTAGAGCGGAAGCTAGTTTTAGTTATGTAAGTATCTCCCCCAAAGATCTCTCTAGACTGTGCTCCCTCGTAGTAATTTCTTGTGTAGTATCCATCATCTGCTTCTCCAGTAGTAAGGTTTGCGTTTCTTATTCTGTTAAAGTAACCAGTCCATACTAGGTTCTGCTGATCAAACGGAGAGAAGACGTTTCTACGTATAGCACACACGTTAAGAAGCCACGCCATAGGCAGTCCCATAATGTGGTTTGTAGGAGACATTCTATACCTGAGACCTTGATAATTTCTTGGGGCATACATCTCTCCGTCCTGCCCAGAAGCATTAGCTAGGTAGTGGAATTGAGATCCTGTATTAAACCCATAGAGCTGGTATTCATATGGAACTGTGTCTTTAAAAGCATCAGGGTACAACCAATTGAGAGCTTCTCCCCACCTTACAAGACCTGCTCGGTCTCCATTAGACCCAACCTGAGTAAGGTTATCAAAAGGAGCATGTCCTCTAAGAGCGGGAAGGCCGCTTACCAACCCAAACGCATGAGCAGTTTCACCTGCTAAGTTGTATAGAATCTGTGCTCCTTTAAATGAGGTGCTGTCACTAGTCTCATGATTCTCACGCCCGTGCAGCAGTATCTTGCTGTTCGGATCCAGCATAAGAGTAAGCTGGTTATCATCAAAATTACCTTCTTGGTAAAACCTATTAAGTGCAGAAGCGCCTGATGTAACTAAGTAATCCCCATCTAGAAAAGCACTTACTGCTTTATAGCTTCCACCCTTGACTACAGTTGGGGAGGATAAAGCTATGCTAGGTGATATGTATGCAGTTCCTATCATAGCCGAAGTGTACCAAGCACGCACTCTAGCCTCCTTAGCTTTAATAGCTAGGAATTGCTCTGCTTTACCCTCAAAATCACCATTTGCAGGCTGTGACAAATCTTCTCCGCGTCTGTATTTTCTAGCACGTTTTGCAATACTAACTCCAGTATTGTCGTTAGCGCCTCCATCAACACCTTGACCTACTATCTCGCCATCATCGTCTCCAATAAACCCATAGTTTATTACTCCTTCCTGGACATCACTTATGTCAAGTATGCGAGTTTCCCCAAACATCTTTTTATCGATGCTTTTTTTACCCAACTGATTTTTAGGATCGTGCCAGTAGAAGTCTACTGTGTTCTGCATCTCAGGACTGACCCATCCTAAAGAAGGGAAAGTAGTAGAGTGTGCATCCCAAGGATCTAAGTTGTTATCACTATTCCTTATGATGTAATCTGGGACTCCATCATTAAAAGAGGTTGAGAGTTCACTCTCATCAAAATCAATAACTGCGTCCCAAACTTTATCAGGAGCACATGGAGGTACAAATACTCCAGGCCCTCCGGAGTACATTCTAAATATTACTCCATACTGACATTGTATGTGGGTAGCAGCAGACATATCAGATCTTTTGCGCAGCTGATGCAGATCGTGAAACTTGAATACTGGGTGGGAGTAATACCTGCGTTCGCCTTCAATTGTGCTCTTCCACTTACCGTAAGTCTCTACAGTAGTATTATCTGTATGGTCTAGTCCCCCATACATATAGAAGGCTTTAGTAAAAGGACCAGTTACAGCTTCTTCTAAGCTTTGCTTATTTACACTAGCTGCTCTAGGATGCCCAGGCACTGCTATACTCTGTCCAAGTATAGTCTTGTCTTTCTCATCTCTCTTAGCATAGTATATCTTATACCCTTGGATTTGCTCTAGAATCCCTCTAGGTATTTTAAGATTGTTGAGTCTCACACCCAACAGGCGCACATTTTCATCCAGCGCCATAGTCCCGTCGCCCCCAATGCCACGAATCGTGCGAAGTCTGTCCCCTTCTAGAGGCCTGTAACCTAGCTCTTCAAACCAGCCATGAGTGTTCCCATTACTGTTATTTACAGGGTGTTCTGACGACCTCTCTATGTATGAGAACTCATCACTAAGGTTACCAGGCATTCTGTGATGCCTAACTCTTTCACCATAAATACCTTGCGCATCGTCTAGGACTGCAACTCCTTCTGTAGTTACATCCCCAAATGTGAAGTCTCTAGTACTAGGGTAGAACTCATTCTCATTAGCCCAGTACCCCATATTACCAGATAGCTCAGGATCTATCTTGTTTCCGGTATCAAGAACATTGAACAATCTTATATCATCATATTGTTCTAGTGCTTCAGTTGGGAGAAATCCAAATGCTAGTTTAGTAGCAGCTGGGTTCTTTGAAAGAGCATCGTTTTCACATACATCATCATCTGAAAGAATACTGATACTAACCTCTGTCTCCAGTATTGCAGGAGTTTGTGAACTTATTTCTTCCCCAACTATTTCGTCCCATCCTTCTGTAGCTCCAAGGGTAGGTCCGTTTGATAACAACCATGCTTCCATTGCATTGAAGACGGTAGTTTGATTATACGAAGCACCGAAGTCATCTGCAGAATTCAGAGTTAGAGATATGTACGTAGCTCCAGTTACAGATATAGTTTCAGGTAGTGAGTTAGCATTAAACTGATTTACCAGTGTTGCATCATTAGTCCAGCCAGCGGGTCTGTAGTATCCTGCGTTTGGGTATCCTACAGGCGAATTTCCTTGACCAAGTGGTGGTACATACAAAAACACAAGTTCATGCTGACTTGCTACTCCACTTCCCCCAAAACTAAAATCGTAGTCATCAAAAGAGAATGTTACCTTCCTATACTGAGCATACTCATAAGTAGTCTGCTGTGTCGCTGGTACAGGAATGCATCTAGGCTCTCTCCCGGGAATGTGGTAAGCATATGTTTCAGTACCATCATTTAGTATGAATGATATGTAGAAAGCATATACCTCACCTCTTCTAAAAGATTTTCTTTGGAAGTAGAAATTAGGATCTCTATACCCTTTCCGAGTATTACCAAGAGGATCTAACAGAAGATTGTTTAGGAGCTCTTGGTATTGATAGTTTATGTTTCCTGTAGGAGCATATGAAATATTGCCTGTCTGCAGATCTTGGTACTCATTTTTGAATTGCTGTGGCACATCAGCATGCCACTCTTGTATAAGTGCAGCATAACCTTGGTTCAAAGCAAACGTGTCGTAAAGCCTAGGGCTGAATGCTTCTGCTTCTTCTACTACAGCTTCAAGCTGTATGTTTTGTGCAAAAGGCTGAAAACCAATGTCTTTGTTACTTGAGACATTACCTAAATACAACCTATTGTCCAGTTGACTTATAGTGTCCGCAGTAATGTAGTTTACATCATCTACTATGATGTCTTCAACAGCAATTGATTGAGAGTCTTCGTTTCCTGAATACGTCACTATTGTTTCGTATCCTTTGTTCATTGCAACAGGCTTAAGCTTTTCAGCTGTCATTGCAGTCTTCTGCAACTTTATAACTGCAGGCTGAAGCAGCTCGTAGTCTATATCAATAGGTGTATCTACTACCCACTGAATAGTCTTGTTACATTTAGTACCACCCTCTGCCCCAATAAAACTATTAGTCGGAGTAATATTCTCAGAGTTTGGGACTATATATACTGGATTGGAAAGTACGAAGTAATTAGTTTCTACCCCGTCTCTATCTGTATACGCAAGAGCTAAATAATATGCAGCTGCGTACAAGTTACCTCCGCTCAGAACTCTTGCTGAATCAAACGAAGAGTGAGTACCTATCCTAGGTATTAGGTTTAATTTGTAGAAAGAGTTAGTGTTGTTGTACAGCTGATCAACAAGTCCACCGCGCAGTCTAAATGCCCTCTGTCTAGTTACATTTATTACTCTAGGAGGATTATATGTGTTAACATATTCAAAAGCCGTGTAAAGCTCTGCCTCTTCCTTATATCCGTCGGTGAAGTATACTATATAATCTCCTGCTTGGTTCTTTCTATTAGTAGCTACTATAGGATGAGTTTGCTGAAAGTTCAACAGATCGTTCTCGTACAGAACTAGTACCTCTTGATTTCTAGTATTCAGAGTACGTATTTGATCAGTGTATACTGTCTCATTATCTACGACATTTACTGCCTGCCCAAACATGACAATGACATCATCGTCAAGTACAGTTCTACCTAGTACTCTAAACCCAGCATTATTAGGGTATTCATAAGTACCCCACTCATTGCTGATACTTCCTTTCTTTATGTTCAGGTTAGCGTTTAGTGCATCACGCATTGTACCCTCGGGCTGATCTACCCGAGCGGTATCCTTGAACATACCTTTCCCTAGCTTCTTCATCTACCATAGGTATTGTAACGTCCTCTATATATGTCTTCCCTGTCCCCAAGCTCATCAAACACATGGTCGTGTCTGTTGATGTTGGGGATAAGTCTAACCCACTGATTCATAAAGCTTTCCATTCTGTCGATGTCTGGGAACACTGCAGCATTGCGTGCTTGTGTGCAGTAGTACTTCCACTTCTGATCAGCAAAATCATACTGTATCCCGTTCTTATTTACATCAACCGTACCCCCAAGTAGCATCTTCTTGTATATGTACCAAAACATAGCTTCTTTGAAGCTGATATCGTCTGGCACCAAGGGGTAGCAATCAGGGTCTGTAGGAAATGCTTTGTAACTTATGCATACAGTGCCTGATGCAAATGACGTTTTAATGTAGTCACTTTCAATAAAGTAACACTCTACGTGACTATCATGATGACAATCCGGACAAGGTTCTGACTCAGGGAAAGTAGTAGTACAATACTTCAGAGGAATAAGGTGTTCACCATGATCTCCACCCATCAAAGTGTTTTCAAGCACCACAACTCTTGATGACAAATCTCTAAGAGCATAATCACTGCTTTTAGATATTGAGTTGTACTTATCTAGCAGTTTCTCATCAAGATTAGATATGACAGCACCACTTCGTGTCTTTATTAAGTGGCTAGCCATATCTTCTTTGGCATCCACATAGGTTCTTTTTAGATCAGCTATCTTTTCGGAGAGACCTTCTAGCTCTTCATATATAGTTTCAGCATCAGGATGACCGCTTGTTGACACCTGCTGCGGGTAATACAAGTCAGCAGGTAGTGCGGCCTTATGATTTTTGATCTGAACCGTACATACTTTTGTAATAAGCTGAGTACTACTCCCTATATGTTCTAGAGCTTCTCCGATCCATTCTATGGCATCATGTAACCAATCCCCATTTTGACTATGAGGATTCAAATCGCGCATTACTTTGCGCACTATCATTTTGCTTGATATGGTCTTATATACTGCCATGCTTTCTGAATCTTAGATATGCCAGGTCATCGTCTCTGAGTAGTTTGGTTAGCTTCTCTTTGTTCCCCTTTATTCCTCTGGTTGGGGTAAACCGATATGCACTCTTGTTAGAAATCTTACATCTAGATTTCTGCCAATGGTACTTACAATACCAAGGATCAGTGTAGTATATGAACCACTTTTCACCTTGACCTGTAGATACATCAAAGAGCTCCTTGCCTTCAGCTAGAAGCTCTTGCTTGTACTTGTTACTCTCCCACCAGTCTATTGTAGGCTTGCTGGGATTGCGTTCTATCCTACGTATAGATAAGGTAGACAAGTTACTACCCATACTGAATTCTGCACCATCAAGAATACTATCGACTATTAGCATGTTGAATTCCTCACAGATCTGCTTAAACAAGCGAGTCTCTATGGGGTCTTCAACATGCTTCACATAGTCTTTGTGTATATCCTTAATGGTTAGCATTATCTGCGACCACCACGTCTACGACGGTCTTTAAGAGCAGACCTCATAGACTCAGTCTTATTACCGTCCTTGTCCATATCAAGATAGTCAGGCTTAGCACCTCCTGTTTTGTACTTCATCATACCCTTCTTACCCTTCTTCTTCTTTATGCCACCATAGCGCTGAGTAGGCATGTCAGGATTCTGTGGATTAGCACCTGCATTAGCACCTGCATTTGCACCAACCTGAACCTCAGGAGCACCGGGTGCGACTGCGTTGTTCAATGCTCCGCCTACTTTGTTCACTGCAGCACCACCAGGTCCCATCATAGAACCAATACCACCAGCAACTTCTCCAACAGAATTAGCTATGTTTCCGAACTTAGTTTCTTTACCTGCAATAGCATTAACCAAGCTACCAACTCCTTTAAGAGCTTGACCACCTCCAGCAACCATTGCACCAGCTATAGCTTTTTTACGAGGTCCTCCCATTTGAGCTTTGCGAGCTTGCTTTATAGCCGACCTATCAATTTTCCGTTGATCTTTCCTACTATCTCTTCTGTCCTGACGATCCTCACGGTTATCCATTCTCCTCTGCTTATTGTCGTCACGAGAACCTTGCCTTTCGTTTTTCCTGAAAGATCTATTAGCAGATCTGTCATTCTTGTTATCCGCTCTGTTCTCCTGCCTAGCTGCTGCTTTAGCTCTACGATCCTTAATCTTAGAAACTTTAGCAGCTGCTTTTTCAGATACAGAACCGCTAGGAGTTTTCGACGTCGATGAAGTCGAAGTCGAAGGCTTAGAAATTTGCAGTTTCTGTTCTGGCTGCTTACTATCTACAGATTTTACATCTCTTCTTGCAAGTGATGCAGTAGGAGTGGTATTCCTAGTAGTAGATCCTTTACCATATGCTGTATTAATTTGGTTTTGAATCTTGTTATACTCAGGAGTGCCCTTAGTCAAACCTTTTCTACGCTTGATCAAAGCATCAATGTTAGAATTTTGCTTCTTAGCGTACTCATACGTTCCCTTCTTAGGTTCAGCAGCAGCTCGTCTCTTAGCATCATCAGCTGCCTGTCCTGCAACTCCCTTTGCTCTAGCGTCTTGAGTAGCCTTGCTTGATCCCGCTCTAGTAGCTCCAACATCTTCAGGTTTGGGTGAAGTTTCTCCTCGGCCCATTGCTCCTATTCTATCCATAGTAGAACCTGTAGCTTTCCCATCACCTGCGCCTTGACGAGTGTTCTGCTTTTCTTCTCTGCTAGGACCTCTTCTTGCAGCAGCTTCATCAGCTATCCTTTTCTTCTCAGCGTTTTGTGCTCCTCTTTTAGCAGCTTCGGCGCTTCTAATAGCTTCTCCTATTGGTCCCTCAGATTGTGCTGCTCTTTTAGAAGCCTCAACCATATACCCAGGATCTCCAGGTCTCAGCTCGTCCTCGCCGCCGTTACCACGTTTAACTCTTCCTTTCTTTGCTTTTACACCAATAGGCCCCCCAAACTTCAATTCTTTGGACTCTTCAATGCCGATAGAAGAAAGATCTTTCTTTCTCTTTTTCATATCTGAAGGTTTTACTGCAGGCTTAGTTTTACCAGTACTAGGTTTCAGTCCTTTCGGACGAGTTTTAAACCCTGATCTAAGAGCAGCGGGTTTACTTTTAGAAGGCATTCCTCCTTTTTGATATTTATTTTTCATTATTGTTAGGATTTATGGAGAGGCTTTGCTATTGCAAATATAATAAACATTAAGATATAGAATTGATTTTACTTATGTCACTAAAGGTTACCCCGCTAAACTTATCTATGTCTGCTGCAGCAACCCCATTAATTTCGGCTACATCTGCTGGGCCTGAGCTACCTTCAGTGTAAGTTATTCTTAGTCCAATACCTCTAATAGCTCCAGCTACTGGGGTGTTTACTATTGCTGTGCTAGTAAAAGCAAACCCAAAACTAGCTTGGTTTGCAGGATCCCAGGTTAAACCTGATAAATCACTTGATCCCCCAAACAGGGTTCCTAAAGTGGATAGACCCAAGTATCGTCTATTAGCTCCTAAAAATGTAGCTGTCGTATTACTGTCAGAATATGTAATACCTGCGCGGGTAGATCCATCATATGTTAGTGCTGATGAATAGCTAGATCCGTTATAAAGATAAGCTCTTAATGTGATGCTTTCTGTTGCTCCTGTTGAACCGAAGGTACCTATGTTTGAATTACCTGACCCATCAAAATCTGTTGTTGCTACAATCTCTACTCCAGTAATAGTTGCGCCTGCAGGAATTTGGTTGTTATCAAAGCAATTGTACCAACGAGTGCCTTTATTAGCTGTTGTTACAACCGCAGCATTAGCATTTGTCGCAGTTCTATGTAATCTTAGAGGGAACGACCAAGCTCCATAATTGATTCCATCGCCAAGTCCTGTGCCTACTGCGGCGTTTGCTAAAGGTCCTATTATTCCTGTGTCAGCCATAGGTAGGTATTATTGAGTTTTATCATAATCCCATTGCAAATCTACGGGCCATAACCACCCTGTAGTTTCATCATACCAGCCGTCCGGTATAAATCTTCTATTTACATCATCCCATACTCCTATGGTATCTGAAACTCCTTCTTCAGTTGCCCAATATTTATCTTGATTTGTAGCTAGTTCAGTAGAGGTATCTTGAGATTGAACTGTACCAGAATTGTATGTTGCTCGAATGAATGACATTACGCAAGCTCGATATAGTCTGGTGAAGGATCTACGTACAACAGGGTAGAAGACAAAGCGTAACCGATAACCCTTACGAAATCTCCTTGTGTTTGTGGTATTGCACTAGTTATAAGGCCAGAGCTTGTACTTATATACATTAAGTCTCCAGGGTTTGCACTTGTGTTTTGACCACGTATACCCCTGACCAAAAGGCCATCACTAGTCGCGCTAGATCCAAGAGCTATTCCAAACAAACCCTTCGTTGACGCTTCCAAATCAGCATCTGCTTCAATCCACGTAGCGTTTGCTATTGGGCTTCCACCGTCATTTGAAAGTACATACGCCTTGCCTGCACTCAGGTTCGTGTTATTTCCATACTTCACTATTTGTCCTTCGTATGAGCCACTTCCGTACGAAGAGGAGCGAGTAAACACCTCCAAATAAATTCCATCTAGCTCATTGGCTGACGTAATAAACCCAGAGTCATTGGTCAGGTCTGATACATTAGTAGGTATAGTAGGTGTACCTGTAATATCCCCATAAGCTATACCGCTAGTATCACCACTAAAGGTTACAGTACCTGATACAGTAGAGAATGTAACATCTCCAGACACATCTAAGGAGCTGGTGTTTAAGTCTACTATTGGGGCAGATACCAGATTTGTCATCTGCATGTCCAGCACCTCAATTGGTGTACCTGTATTTTCAAGATACACCTGCAACCTACCATATGCAGAGTTCTTACCGGATGTATTATTCAGATCGTCTTCAGTAATCTTTAGGTAGCTGCCGTACAGTCCAATAGATGCACTGTGTAAATCTAGCTCTAGTGTACCACCTTCATCTCGGTCTGCTCCTCCTGTGCCCTCTTTGTGTCGGATTTTTGTAGTACCGGTAAGCTCAGAAGTTTCATCTTTTACTATAAAGTCATCTAATACCCTTTGCTGAAAAATAGTATTTAGTGCAGTTACTGTTGCACTTCGACTTGCAGCTAATACAGTCCCTGACTCATCGAATATTCGGCGATAGTCTATTCCTGAAAGGAATACTTTTGACGTTGTGTCGTCCGTAATATCTACTCCGGCAGCCAGAGTGCTATTATTTGACGCAGTCAGGATATCCCCCGCTTCATAGACGAATGGATTCCCAGCGCTTGGCTTAATTAGCACAAGACCATTCTTAATATATACTTTAATACTATCCATCACAGATTAGAACAAGTAACTGTTGGCGCAAGGCTAAGACTATAAAAGACCCCACCAAAAGGATCTGGGACATAGTAGTCGAACTCTATCTCTATCCTAGTAACATCCGGAACTTGGTTGGGAGCTACTCCGGGATCTGTAGCCCCAAAACTAGATTGGTCACTAAAATCTACTAACATTAATGGTCCATTGCCCGGCATGACAGAAAATGCGTCTGCTGTAGATCCAGCTACAGATGTAGTATTTAAAAACTGATGTGACCAGTGATGATACTTGGTTTGCAATACTGTACCTGATGAATTCTTCAAGCGAATTCTAAATACTATGCCTATGTTATGTGAATCGGCTATAAATCTGCCCCATCCTACAACAGCACATTCAGTAAGTCGGATTTTTGCGGCGGCATCTTGAAAAGACGGGGCGTTTGCATCTGTGGATTGTTCAAAACCAAAAAAACTTCTGTTAGAAGGCGTACTACCAATACTCTCAAAAACATCCCAGGCACCCACTAATGGAGAGCCTTGAGCTGCTGAGAAGAAAAAGCCTGATTGGTAATCAGTACCCCCATTTTGCAGCTCAGAAGCATTAGGAGCGCCTGACCAAGCATCTCCACCCAATGCCTGCTGAATCAAATAGCTCACGGCATTAGCATCCATTAGACTTGACCCACTTATTACATATGAAGAATCGTCAAACTGCGCAGCATCGCTTTGAATAGTACTACCAAAATTCTGGAGGAAGATTATCAAATCTGCCGATCCTACCAGTCCATCACCATTAAAATCGCCTACAAGTCCAGTATCTGGATTTGTATACGTAGTCACTGTTCCTAAACCTGCTGCTGTTACTGCCTCAATCATTGACTGAAGTATCCAGCCCATTAGGTCATTGACGCTTAATGCAGTAAGGTTATTGCTCGATATATTATTTACTGTTAGCCGATAGTTATTTGCGTCGCTGATGAGATCGTCGATATCTACTCTTGTGTATGAATTGCCTGCCAATCCAATCTCTGTCCAATTAGCAGCATTTGTCCAATCTATGTTTGAAATTGCAGCCGTAGGATCCTCATCTGTAACGCTCACATTGACAGTATTTCCACCTGAGGAAGTGAGTACCGCACCCGCGCCGTCACTATTCACATCTAATCCATGGGGATAGGTCTTGTATACGTATACTCTAGTGGAAGTATTAAACCCAAACCATGATAAGGGGGTTATGATTTGGTTTTCTCTACCAGCAATTATCGTCGTGTCTGCTGGAGAATACGTCCCATCATTATTTACATCGTACTCTAATTGAGAACTGGTCGGGCTATTATTAAGGTCGATGTTAGAATGCGTTGGCGAAACCTCTCCGTTGCTAGTTGCATATAAAACTACAGCAACATAACCATAGCACCTTTTATTTTCTGGTACTCCGTTGCGCCCTGTAATATTTCTAAATATTCCAAAACCTCTAATACCGCCTCCAGACGTAGCGTCAATAGAGCTATCCAGGACAGGATAGTCGGTATTTTGATTCTCTATTACATCAGCTAGTTTGATTGCCATCGCTCTTTAGGGTTAGATAGTCCATAGCTGCCATCAGAATGTTCGGTGCAATGGACAACTGTCCGTCGTCGATGAGCTCAACTTTCTTGAGTCTAACCTTCTGGTCTTCTTCAAGAAGTTCTTTAACCTGTGACTCGAACAAAGCAGCAGCTTCGTCACTTACCTCAGGTTCTCCTTTGCTGTCAAGTGTAGCTTTTTCTCTTAGCTGGTCTATATAGGACTTCCGATGTTCTTCGAATGACTCTACAAGAGGCTGCAGCTTAGAAAGATTTTGAGCAATGTTCCAACTCGTCTTCAGAGGCAGTGTGTTCTGACTGATCTGTTGAAATGCTTTGTACACGTTGATACATTCTTTGAGTAACATGATGTTTGGGTTTGGTTTGCAAGATACATTAACCTACAATAACTACATTGAATACGGTGGTTGCTGTAACTCCGTTCCCGATTGCAATGCGAACTGTTTGAGCATTCATTGTCTGATACTTGAATATCACAAGTCCTTGATCTGTAGCGTTGTCTCTGACCTGAACTATGATGTCCTCGTGGTTTAAGTTATGTGTTATCTCAAAATAACCAGCAGTTACGTCACCTGCTGCGATAGTGTACTGCTCCTTGTATGTTCTAGCAATTCTAGTAAGAGCACTACTAGCATGATCCTTATTGTCAATAGCCCAGTAATCTGCAGAGATATCATAGACAAGAGTAGGAGAAGTAGAAGAAACACCTTGACCGTAAGCCTCAATACCTACGTCACTAGTTGCAACTGTACCAGTACCATCCCCATCTGCATCAGTAATACCAAGAGTAATGAGAGCGTCTTTGATATAGACATTCTCTTCCTGTATATTTACGTAGCTGGTGCTATCTGTAACTGTAAGACTTCCAGTGATCGTTACGTTGTCGTTAAACGTCTTATCACCATAAATAGTCTGAGAAGCATCAGTTATGATACCTGCTATGTTCTCAGCGTGCACAGGGATAGTTACACCACTGTTATCTTGGGTGCTAGAGCTCAGTATAAGCGAAGTAGCATTGCTAGTACCAACACTAAGGTTAGTAGTACCACTGTTACTTGAGTTGCTGTCTACTTGATCAGCAAGAGCTTGCAGTGCACCTTTTATTGTAAGTGTACTACTGCTAAGCACAGTGCTAGCAGTAAATGCCCCTAGATTTATAGCTCCGTCACTGACACCGCTCAAAGTAACCAAGTCGTCTACAGACAACATGGATTTAGCGGTGGTCATGTTTAGAACCTCTACATCATTAGTGCCAGCTGAATTTCTACCCAAAAAGCTAGCAGTAGCTATATGAGCCATTTTAGCCAAAGTGACTGCTTCATCCGCAATTGTAGTAGCACCATCTGCACTAGACGTTACATCACCAGTGTGGTCAGGGTGTACATAATTATTAGCGTCACTAGCACCTGTATACCCTAAGTCACTAAGGGTGAGGGTTCTAGTAGCAATAGTACCATTTGCGTCAGTTACGTGACCATTAGTATCTGTTGTAATGTTAATATCAATATCCGATACTACTTCAGCACCAGTTAATGCTCCTGTATCTACATCAATATCGTCACCGTCAAATGTTGGGTGAGCATAATTGTTTGCTCCGTCTGCTACGTTAAGCATCGTCCGCACTTGCGTCGCAGTCAACTCAGCAACTGAGCTAGTCGCGTTATCAACTCTACCAAGCAAGCGCTCATCTGCAATGTCTACCAAATCTCCCAGACCCACAGAACTGGGCTGGATAGTCATCGCAATACTTAGGTTACCACCGCTCGTATATGTTGGAGTAGTGCCTCCGATTACATCTCCTGTAAACGTAATGGTACCCGCGTTTGTCAGCCCAGCAGCAGTACCAGTAGTATTCGCTGCGTTGTTAGGAATATCAGCTGAAACTAAAGAACGGAAAGATGGGGCCGCAGCACCACCACTACTAGGACCAGCAAAAACGATATTAGCGTTCTGGGTGTCCAGACCCAACTCGCCTGCTGTGTTTGACAGCAAGTTAGAGTCGAGAGTAGCACTAAGAGAAACAGCTCCATCAGATGATGCTGCATTTGCTAGTACTCGCAGTTTTTGGTAACCGGCTGGAATAGCTGTAGAACTATCACTACCTTGTGTACCAGTAATAGTAAACTTAGGAAGCTTATCTGTTCCAATGCCGGAACCTCCAGTTTGTGTGGCATCATCTAAAACCCAAAACTCAGGTTCTGCGCTACCGCTTGAAGGTACTACATACTTTGTACCACCACTTGAAACAAAGTTACCACTACCATCAAGCCTAATAAAATTAGCACCTGCACTTGAATCTTCCACCAAAGCTCGTCCATCAGCGACATAGAACATGGTAGAGTACTCTTTGAACTGGCCGGGGGCAGCATTCGTTCCATCGTCTTGGAACGTGTAATAGGTAACGTTGTTGTCGTTAGTTTTAGTAGACAGATGAAGATCTGTCCAGTCATCAATTTTACTACGAATACCTCCAAAGCTATCATCTGTACTGACGATGCCTTTGTTCAGGCCGTTAACATACTGAGAGTTTGTTTGTAGTAGATCTGCAAATCCAATTGGCATAGTTTCTAGGTATTATTAGTTAATAGTATAATTACCACTAAACGATCCAGCTGAGTTAGAAGCATAAAACTCATAAGTTCCTGCTACTCCGTAATGAGTTGTAAATGGTACCGTGGTAGATCTTGGGGCACTTCCAAAAGCGCCATAAGATGGTGTACCTCCAGGGTCATTAATTGTATCAATTGTATCTAAAGCGGCAGGGTGGCCGATGTATACAAATTGACTGGCGGTTGTAGACAATGCCACAACTCCAAAATCTGCGTCTACTCCGGAAAGGTTATCAGCAGTGCTGATGATTTCGTACTGCGCTCGATTCCCTGAATTGTCTCTAATAGCATGCAGCAAGGTGGTCATAGTAGAGTTATCGGTTGAATCAAATCCGTCGCAGTCTGTAGTTCCATACCCAATCAAACCGGGGAACTCAAAGTTAATCTCACCAGTAGCAAGCGAATCAGTAGTGGTTGTCTCATCATCTGTAATCTCTACTGTGTACGTAACTGTATCACAATCTGTATCTGCACTTGGAAATGCTGAAGTCACTACAGTATAGCCTGTTGGAACATCGTTCAACCCAGTAATGTTTCCTGTAGTAGTTGAGATAGAGTCAAAGATTTTATATTCAGATGAGGTCCCTGTAATTGATAAACCAGTTTCACTATAAATAGCAACCCCAGCTGCCCCATCAATGCTGCGCTTAACAACAAAGCTTGTAATAGGCACTAAGGAGCTATCGTTCTGGACCTTAAAGTTCAGCTTTGTAGCTACATTTCCCTTTTCCCTGCGAACGGCTGTTTCCGTTCCTTGGTTACCAGATGATCCTGCTACAAAGTGAGACGAGGTATCTTCTCGAGTAAACGAGTCTGAAGTAAGTTGTGGAGCATTATAAGCAGCGCAGTTGACATAACCACTAGCGTTTTGAGCATCTGTACCAGTTATTGTGACAGTAGTTGCTGCAGACCCATTTCCGTCTAACGGGTATATTTCAACTTTGTAGTTGAAATCAGCACTACCAGATAGTACTGAAAAAGAGTCATTAAATGTGAAAGTCTCTGCTGTCGGAGTTCCAGCTGTATTTAAATCACTAAATGTTCCAGTATTAAAATCATTTACTGAAGATGTAGCATTAGCTACTTCTGAGTAAGCGTTAGAACCTAGGCGTCTCCATAGCTTAATTTCACTAATAGCGTAGTTATTGCCGTCTACAACTGATTGATTCAAGTTTGTCACATTGAATGTTACAGTATGATTTTTAGTTTGAGTGGTAGTATCATAAGCAACGCTGCCCTCAGTGCCTGCAAAGCCTCCGGTGGGTTCCTGGTAAGAAACCAGCACTTCATTTATAATTTGCAAAGCAGTCTTGGGTGTTGCAGAAGATGCGGTAATGGTACCACTACCAGTCAGCGTGCCGAAGGTGTTGCTGCCGATAGAGTAATTAATATCACTTGTTTGAAATACATCACTTGCTTTTCCGATCTGCTCCCAGTTTGAAGCTGTTGACCATGCCAAATTTTCTAAATCAGAGTTTTGATACACATAGACTTTGTCATTAGTAGTATCAATCAGAATAGCACCATTAGCTCGTTTGTTAGGGAAGTCGCCAGCTGCCGGTAGGCCTGTACTAAAAATAACACCTTTTAGGTTGTTGCCTGAGGCATCAACAATAGGATACGCTGAGTTTTGATTCTCTAGAGTATCTCCGAATTTAATTGCCATGTCTTATGGTTTTGAGATTGTTAGATGTAGGCTTACGTCGCTGTCAAATGCACCTGTTTGCCTGCTTTTGTATATTTTATATGTCCTAGAAGCACTTCCTGCAGTATAGCTGTAACTACTACCAAGTAGTTCAAAACTGTCAGTATAGTCTGCTACTCCTCTTCCTGATACACTTGCTGCTATTTCTTGTATAGTAAAGATAGCAGGAATAATCAAATATGTGAAGTTAGAATTATTAACAGTGTCTGAACTGCAATCGAAGTCGTGTGTCTGAGATGCTACGTTAGCTAATCCTAAACTGTTATGCACAACTGAATCCCCTAGCAAACCACTAACAGTTACTGTGTTCCCTGTTGAGCTTGCTACAACATAGAACTCGTCTCTAAATATTATTGATGCTGTGCTTGTCAAATTAACTGCACTTCCCGCACCATTGTTACTTAAGTAAGACAAAGTAAATGTTACAGTCGCAGCTGCTCCATGGGAAGTTTGTACAGTAGGACTATAACTAAGACTAGAGAATGTAGCTGAATTTCCAGTCCAGACATAGGAAGCATTAACTTCTATGTCTTCTCCGCTTGGTTGAACACTGGTATTTACAATTGATACTCCGTCTTCAAGGTTTCCAAAGTCTGTCACAGTTACAGTGTAACTGTCTATCGTACTTGTTTGCCCCGTTGGGAATATAATGTTGTTACCCTCTATAAGGTTTGTATTGCTGCTAGATGGTACTGTAGATACTATTGTAGGTTCAGTGAACGGAGCAAGTATATCTCTAATTATATCTTCAAGGTCTGTACCTGAACTATAAGTAGTTCCTACTACAGCATCTCCTATACTATTAGTAACTGACAGATTAGAGTCTATAGTTCCTCCCCCACCGCCACCGCCACCGCTGACATTTGTAAAACTTAGACTTCCTGATCCATCTGTGGTAAGTACTTGGTTAGCAGTACCGTCTGACAGGGGGAATGTGTATGGGGATATCTGATTTGCCACTCCTCCAAGGAATATAGCTCCATCTGCAAGATTCGGGACCATTTCTTCATGCCCTTGCAGATGAACCATTATCTGTTCTATGGTAGTTCCAGCTGAGTTTACCTGAGTTACAACACCTACATTTTGCACTTTAGCTGTGCTAGATGTAGGTCTTGTTGTTGTAAGATCACCTGCATCACTTACATACAGGATGTCCCCAACGCTTACACTGGTATACCCAAATATCTCTACGTCTAGAAGTCCGTGAGTAGTAATATCTACACTGTCTCCGTAAGAAACAGTTGAGTTAGCTACTCCCACACAAGGCATTGCTGTAGCATCATCTGCATCTGCAATCTTTACATATATGTAGTCTGCATCTGCACTATGTATATATACAGGATCTCCTGCTGTTATTGCTTCTAGTGCTGCAACAAGTTGATCTCCTGTTACTGTAGAACTTAGGAATCTCCAAGTAGTGTCGTAGTCAGTGTTTGACGACTTTACTATTATTTGCCCAGGTTTACCTTCTAATGGTACGCCCGCAGCAACAGTTGCTGGTGTAGGATCAGTATCAGTTATAGAATCTACGCCTGTCACGAATGGGGAGTCATACTCAGATCCTACACTGACGAGTCTTAGACCTCTATAATTTCTTACTTCTCTTATTATTCCTGTATCTCTGTAGACCATTTCCCTGCCTTTGTCGCGAGAAAACATTCTTCTACTGATATCATTCATTGCAGCAACTTCGTCTCCTACTGCAGTATTTAGTCGTACTTCTGTAGTACCTCCCCCACCTTTCTTCTCTATCTTAAAGAATAGGCTTATAACTCCTGGGGCATAGTAATTTGAGTGGGAGAAAGACTCTACCCCCACATTAAAAGAATTGGTATCGCTATTTGTAAATACAAACGAATTCATCTATCCATTTGATTGCGAGCAAGCAATAATTTTATTTCAGCCATATCTTCAGCAAGCTGATTAAGAACAGTATCTATTTTATCGTTACGCAACTCAAGAGTTTTAACACGACTCTTAAGGGATGCGTAATCATTTTGATGCTTGATCCAAACTCCTACAAGTGCTCCAGCAATCATCAAAAACTCAAAGTGAGATAAATAGTCAGGCATTAGCAATTACATTTCCAGGCTCTAAGAGCTTTGTTAATTCTTGAATTAGGGTCTCTTTTTCCTTCAGCTCCGGTTCGGCTTCTTTTCATTCCGCACATGCGTGCACAGAAGGAATCTCTTCGCTTTCCTCCTTGAGGTTGTGGTGCTTTAAGGTCTGATCCAGGATTCTCACGCTCATAAGACTTACGACCTTTCTCATTTAGACCTCCGCTAGGATTCTTTCCTTCTTTACGAGTCCAAGCTCCTGACTTGGCTTGTGATCTTTTTATAGCTTCATCAGACACAGTTCCTTTTCCAGGTCTAGATGTACCAGCTTTTTTCTTCTTATTGATGTTGTACCAAAGGCCTTTACGCACCTTCTTACCATCTTTTCGGATGTGATACTTTGAAGACATTACTTACAGGAAGAATATGCAATAACAGTTGTTCCAGCTCCTGTGGTTATGTTGGTCATAGCCCCAAACACAGTAACTCCCGGAGGTATATCCAAACTTGTCATAGCTGGACTACCAGTCGTACTAACATCATCTCCTGCTATAAGAGTAAATGCTACAAAGTCACCGTTTATATTTGAACTTGCTCCTATTACCTGAGCGCCGCATCCCCCAACCTGCTCTCTCATTACAGCAGCTGTTTGATCTTGGGGTGTATTGAATCTTTTACTTGCCATTATTGTCCTTGTTGAAGCGGAATCTTATCCTGCTGTTTATCATTCTCAGTATCAGGGAAAGAGCCTGCCAACATTCTAAGTTCTCCAGCCATGATACCTTGGTTAATTTGAGCTACCATATCCGCTGGTAACGGGTACGGAGATTGGGGATCATAACAAGGACCATCATTACAGGTATTAAAGTTATATACCTCTTCAGGGTCCTCGAATACTCCCCTAACATTTATAGCTTCTAAACCCTTCGGTCTATAGACGTAAATATACTCATCAATAACGTAATATCTAGTCTGACCTTTTGTGTATTTTTCGAACTCCAAGTACTCTACCTCATAAGGCTCTACTCTTGGGATACTACCTGTTCCATCAGGTTTACCTATAAAAGTAAGTGCATCCCTAAAATTAAATCTAATAGTCTTGGGAAGCTTATCTACTGTCCTGTATACTACACAGGTGGGAGGGAGGTCGCAGCACTTGGATGCATCTATTTGCTTAAGCTTTAGACATCCAAGGTCTTGTTCTAGAGTTTTAGATACATACCCATTACGAGCATAGTCCCTGCGAATAAACATCGCACGGTAATGCTTGATGTTGAACTTTATCTGATCTAGAGATATATGTTCATCATTGCTGGAACGTCCTCCACGTACCAGGTTGAGTAGATTGTATGCTATTTCATCAAGCGTCATCTAACTTATCTTTGATCTTCATGATCTCAGAGCACTTCTCGTACTCTTCTGCATCTTCGAAGTATTGTATCATATCATCTGCAATCAACATGAAAGTCTCAGGCACACCGGGATCGAATGGAAGAAATATCATATCATCTGCATCATCAAGGAGTTGCTGGATGGACATAGCCCCAGTAATCACCTTGTAAGCATTTCGATATGCTTCATCCAATATCTCTATTTCCTCTTCTAGAGAGGTTACGAGATCTTCGTCTTCTGTGTCGTCAAAGTCTAACATTTGCCTGTAGATATCCTTCAAGTCCAGTTTGCTTATTCCATATATATGCTTGTCCTGCTCGTTTAGCTTCATACCCCATCTGCTTGTGCCAGTCATCGTTAGGACAAATAGATGGTATGAACCTGACCTTAATACCTCTGTACTCATTTACCATCTCTTTATGAAGATGGCCGCAGTGTACCTCTCTGTGAGTAGTACGTGCAAACATCTCCGGTTGTTCCGTCGCCATGATCAGTGGCATGTCAGCAGCTTTTTCTTTATCTCCATGCGTAAACATCAGCATATTCTTTCCGTACTGGTAGTACTTACGGCTCTCATAGCTATTGTCTACTTGAACATTTTGGTCATACCTATACCACCCTGAGAGCACATCTCCTGCGTAGAACATACGCTCGAAGTCATGATTCCCAGAAACCACAATTACATCCACAGGTGCTATCTGCTTCAAGTAGTCAATCGCTTTGACCATAAGCAGCCAGTAACCACGGAATGTATCTTTCCAACTTGCTGATTCCTCAACAGGTGTTCCTTTTGTGGTAGTTCTCCTCATCCCTTCAGAGTTCATACCGTCATTCCCAATAGGAAGTATGAACTTGTCTATCTCTAGACCATCAGCTTTGCGTACCAGCTCATGCACTACACCTATATACTGAGCCTCAACCTCATCTATAGATTGACTATGCTCTTTACCATAGTGCAAATCAGGTAGAGATATCTCATATGCAATAGGCTTGAGCTTAGGCTCACGCTCTATGAGTGGTACCTCAGGGCTATACTTAGATGCAAAGCGTTCTATCTCTTGCTTTACATCTTGCACACTAACAGATTCGCTCTTTGTAACTACAGAGAACCTCTGCTTACCTGATACTGTCTGCCAAAACTTTACGCTAGCTACGTCTGAAGTTTTGATTCCATTCTTGTCAAGGTACTCTTGGAACTCAGTGATAACGTTATCGCTCTCATTTGAGTTCCCACGAGCTAGCGTTCTAGCTTCGTATAGTGCTGTTTCACAGTCTTCTATCGGTGCGTCAAGTCTTTCTGCAAGTACTTGCGCACTCTTCTTCAGATAACCAGGCCTCTCCCCGATGAAGTCCTTTATATCTTCAATTGTCATTCTACTACATTTCCCCGTTTATCGTGCGTATGTGCACTAGCTTTGAGCTCTCTGACCTGTGACTGCAGCTTTTCTACATCTTCCTCAATTTCGTCAAGCTTGATGATTATGGATTCAATGTCTTTCTCTGCCGTAGCCATTTCTACGGTGCTGTCAGCAGTAGTAGCTATAAGCCAAGTGCCTATACCTACAACGAGAAGTCCTGCAGCTGAAGTGATAAGTGTCTTTGGATCTTTCATTTCTTTACTTTTTCTACGGTGCGGCCTGCAAAGTATGCTCCGAATACAGTGAGCATTAGTATCTCTAGTAAGCTGATATAGCTGCTAGGTGGTTTGAAGTTGGGATCAATACCTTCCCAAATCATCATCACCATAAAGAAAACACATAGCAGAACAAGCATAATAGGGCGTATAAGCTTAGCAAGCTTAACGTCTGATTTCGCGTCCGCTTCCCATCGTCGTGTGACATTCTCTTGAGCTTTAATTTCTGCGTCCATAACTGCTTGAAAGCTTTCACTATCGAGCGTTGGGTCTTTATCTACAAGATTTTTAACTACGCCCAATACGCCGCGGTCCGGGAGTACATCTCCGACCACTTCGAGGACAGATGGGGCCTTTTCTTTTAGCCACTCTCCAACCTTGGTATCGCGTAGTTTCTTCTTGTCGCTCATCGCATTGGGGAGGCAATGTATTCGATTCTAACTCCTGCGGCGTCATTGGAGAATACTTCAATGTCATCAGTAGCTGCGTCGCATTTCCATGGAAACATTGCAAACTCACCAGCATTCAAAAGCAAGGCGTCATCTCTCACACCGTTCTTGTTGAACTGTATGGTGAGAGTCTTGCCCCCAGTAGTAGATGTGTTACGTATAAACACATACACCTGATTGGCACCTGCCCCAGTTTCAGCAGAGTCATAAAAATCTGCCCCGTCAAACAGAGTATACGGAGAACCAGATGTAGTAGCTTTAATCAGCCTTGTGGCTGAGTCAATCTGAGATTCTACATTGAATGTTCTGTCGTGACGTTGAGATATACTGTTTCTAAAAGTATTGCTTGAGCGAATAGATATTCTTGTGTTGATGGTACCCATTAGGCAATTATTTGTAGGAGCTTTTCTACTTGCTCCCCTGTTATTTCATCAGGGAGTTGGTCTTCTCTGATGGGGTGCAGAAACACCTCAATTTTATTATCTAGAAGCTCCTCTACATCTGCAAGCTGTCTCTTACGCTGATCAATAAGTTCAGTGTTTTCCTTCTCCAGATTTTCTATAGCTTCTTGATTTTCAGCCTCAATAAGTTTTTGCATCTCTACCGACAGCTCCTGAAACTCCATGCTAGGAACAGCAGCCTGTTCAAGCGGATCCAGTATGTTACGGAGTTCTTTAATATTCTTCCCAACAAGAACAGCAAAGCGTGCTCCTTTGATAGATTTTACTGCTTCAAGTCCTTTGTAAAGGTTCAGAAGCTCTCGGTTAGTTGCGTTAAACTTTTCCATGGTATATAGGTTTGATGGTTTTTGCTAAGTTACGAATTTACTCCTATAATCAAGAAGTGTATTTTATTGGAAGTACTTGTAGCTTGTGATCCTGGGTTGGTTAATCTAATCTTGAAAGACCCTGCAGCTACATCAGATATGTTAGCACAGAGAGTAGCACCATCGTTTTCTGTAGATGCTGCTGCAGATTGAACAGTCAACATAATCATAGACGTAGTGCTTACCAGGGAGTTTGTTACAGTAAACTCATGTTCAGCAGCTGCACTAATTGCGGTAGCGTGCAAAGTAATAACCCCTGCAAACTTGTTTATTGATACCGCTGTAGTAAGACTAGTACCCTGCGTTATAGCTCCTGAATCGCTAGTAAGCATACCTCTACTAGACTCCAGAACTACTTGATCAGCAAATGTGCTGTGCCCGCTTTCATCTATAGTAAGTCTAGTCGTACCTGCTGTTTCTAAAAACACACTTCCTTCAGTACCAGATCCTGACTTTCTGCCTCCAGCAATCGTGGTATTACCCCCAGATCCATTGGTATGTCCAGCACCTGCCTGTACTCTTATAGCTCCACCAGCTGCTGCTGCTGTACTGCTAGACGCTTTTATAGTAAGCTGCGGACTTGTTCCTGAACTACAATCTCTAGCAGTTATGTTCGTGGCTGCTGTTCCATCTTGTATGCCCAGTGTTATATCACCGCCTACATTTAGGAAAGAATCGTAGTATTTGCTTGCTCCTCCTATAAATACATAGTCTGTAGCAGTATTCAGGGTGATGCCGTTGTCTCCTGCAGTTGATCCTCTAAGCACACCATTTCCAAGCTTTATATCATTTCCGTTAGTATCAAGAGTAGCAGAAAAGGATGTTGACTTGAATACTGGAGTTGCCCATTCCAAACCGTTACTAGCAGAAGTATTTACAGTCAGTACTTGCCCATTACTGCCTGATGACGTAAGAACTCCAGGATTTGTTCCAGCTGCAGTTCCAACAACAAGAGCACCTGCAGCCATAGTTCCTATAGTTTCTACAGCACTAGTTCCGTTACCAACAAGTAGGGCACCATCTGTAAACGTAGAAGCTCCCGTACCACCACCAGCAACAGCAAGTTGGTTAGTGTAGTGCGTAGTATCTGCAAGATCAAGTTGATTAGGTCCTCCAAATTCTGACAGAAACTTAGAGTTTGTATTGCTTGCTGCATTCAAATCTATGTTAGAGGGATCAAACACAAGCATCAAGTTCTGCTTTGTAGAATCTGCAGTACTCTTATCATTTCTGATTTTAAGAGTACCTGTAGTATCAGATACTCCAAGCCCCTTGAATATAAGGACTGACTTATCTGTGTTACCTGCAGTACTGCCTACACCTCCTCCTACAAACAAATCTTGGATTGTGGTACCTGCAGTGCCTTGAGTAACACCCCCAGTTGCCTTACCACTTTGCAGTGTAGGAAGCACGTCATTAAGTGCAATTTTACTTGAGGTACTAGAATCTATATTACTAAGCAACAAGTATTCACGACTTGTGTTAGCTGCTTTATTAGCTGTTCTAAGTTGGCTGATTCTCTTGGACATTAGAATATTAGTTCTTCTCCATCTTCTCCAAGTATACCGGATCCGCTGGAAGTGTTATTGTTTGTTTTAGGATCTATGTAGTTCTTGAGAACTTTAGGATCCACGTTGTTTACGTTTTCTGCACTAGGAGGCATTGTAGATACCTGGCACTCGTTGCAGAATCTTGTCATAAACTCCCAGAATACTTGTAGGTATTCCTCATTACCAGTGGCAATGTTGTTTCTGTCTGCAGTTCTGAGTTTTACATCTTGACATCTAGCCCATCCTGAGTTAGGGAATCTTGGGTGTATGTCCAGAGGTGTCATCTCCCTAGTAGCTGTATAGTAACTCCTAGTTACCTTTCCTCCTTTCTGGTGGAAGTACATTATAGTCTCACCTTTTGAGTATGTGTCTGTAGAGTTGTAGTACTTTGCTCCACTTGCTACCCATTGGATTGAGCAGTCAAATGCCTTGCTCTTATCAGCTGATTCGTAGTTACAGTTAAACAGACATGGGAGCTCTGAGTTGTTAAGTCCTCCTGCAAACAGGTAGGCAATTAGAGACAGCTTCAGTATGTCAGTATCATCGTAGTAAGCTCCAGACTTCATTCTGAACAGAAGCTTCTTACCTTCCTCAGACATACATTGGAAAGCCTGCTGTTGAACAGCGCTGAAGTTTAGAGGACTTCCATCTGCGGATTCAATGTCTACTGCGCATGTAATCTCCACAGGATTGACAACATCCACGAACGGATCGTCTTCATCATCTCCTCCACCTCCATCTTCAGTGCAGTTACCAAGTATGATGCATGGGTCAACGGGAGGTCCGCAATCACCAACAGGGCAAGGATCATAAACAGTCGGATCACAGTTTGGGTTGCTAGGATCAGGACATTCAGGCTCTTGTTCTTGACAATTGGGGTCTGTAGCTGGATCGCATTCTGTATCACTTCCATCACAGTCAGGGTCAATAGAACCAACGCATCCACAGTATTCACATACCAAGTTGTTGCTTGCGTCTAGAGGTGCGTCAGGGTTGTAGTTGCAAGCATTAGGATCTGTGCACTCACCATCACCTCCCGCAAAATCATCACAAGGAGGCTCTGAAAGACTTCCTAGAGCAAATCGTGCCCCTGCTCCCTCCAACAAATCTGTACAATCGTAACACTCTTCGTCAGTTGGATTCTGCTCGCAATGAGTCAATATTACTTCACAAGTCCCATCATCGTAGGTAGCATCAGGATTGTAATTATCTGCTTCCGGGTCGGTACACCCAAGTGTGTATTCCTCACAATTTGGTCCTACACACGGCTCAAGACATTCGTCTAGCGGTGCATCCAAACCTACAGTTACAGTATCCAAATATGTAGACAGCTGTGAGAATGCTAATCCTCCGCAGTTTGTAAGAGATTCAGGTGTAGGGTTAGCTGCCACTATTACGTAGTAGAACCCGGGAGGAATACCAGTAAATACTTCTGTAAATGAACTTCCTGTAGCAGTATTATTCAAAGGAGACCAATATCCTACCCCAGCTATAGATGTACCTAACTCTTCACTAGTGGGAAGGTTAGTAAACATAGTAGCTATTGAATCAAGTATATTGGTTACTCCTGGTACAGAGCTGTTTTGAGCAACAAGTAGAACTGCAAACGTATTTATGTTAACTCCTTCAGTCCCTGCAGAATTGTACGATATATTTACAGTTACCTGACCATTGTTATTTGGAGTGATAACTTGACCTTCAAAGGATACCCCTTCTACTACGGTGGTGTTTGTAACACAATTTGACGTAGAGTTTACTGACGTAATAGTTGTAGTAAACGCTGCATTGTTAAGCGTTTCTTGGCAAGGGTCAGTGTTCTCGCAGCTTCCGTCATCGAACGTAGCATTAGGATCAAAGGTGTCCGCAGTGGGATCGGTACATCCCCCAACCAAAGTATCACACCCCTGCTCATCTGGAGATGGGATGTATACTGTGTCCACAAACTCGCAAGGAGCATCTCCGCTAAAGTAACTTACGTAAGGACTTGTAAACGTGACAGTTACTGTGTATGTCCCAGGATATATAGTTCCTAAGAACTCATTTGTAAACTGAGGTATGTTAGGTGTGACATTGTCAGATTGAGTCTGAGTCTGTAAGTATCCTTGGGGACCTGTAACAACTACCGTATACTCTATGTCTGGGCTAAATATAAATCCATTGCTTGCAGGATCATACACCCCTTCAATGCTAACTGTTATGCTTCCAGATACGTAATTAAAATAGGTAGTAGTACCTATGTCAATTGTATTGTCAAGGTTTCCATTGTCACATACTGTAGTAGTCTGTGCAATACACCACAACCAGTACTGATCACAGTTAGTTGTAGCTTCGTCTTGAGTGAAGCATATGCTGTTTGGATAAGCTCCGTCTCCCAACAAATTGTTGGACGGGACTATATCTGGACAGTTTGAAGCAGGTTGATATGGAAGTATAGGATATGCAATGTTCTGCTGCCATGGATACTGGAAGCCTGACATTGCCAAGCTGAAGTAATCATTAGTTATATCTGCACATGAACAGAACGTGGTCCACATCAATCCAAGAACTCTATTGTAGTTAGAGTTTAACAGCGTGCATTCTGCAGGAAGCTCTTGTGGATCAAGCTCAAGTTCTATCAGATAAACTCTGCCTGCTCTGAACCAATTTTGAGTAGCTGCAATAGTTACAATCTCATCCCAAGTAGGTTCTGTGATAGTTCCTCCGGTAGCAGTAGCTGTGTAATCAGGAGTTACGTAGTTAAAAGCACCTGGGATAAGCTGTGTAGGCGGTGGATTAGACTCGCTGTATGACTGCTCTAGATCAATGATATTTGCAAGCTGGTCTGTAAGAGGCCTGATGTGTAGCTTCCAAGCTGTGTACGTTTCATTGTACGTTGTAGCCATCCAGTTGAGTAAGTTTGTAAAGGCTGTAGAGCCTTGGTTTACTCCTCGTATGGATAGATTAGCTACGCCTGTGTTATCTGCAAAGTCATTGTTGCAAACTACTGCACCACCATATTGTGCTCCGGTAGAATTATAAAGCTGACCATAAGCCTGACCTTGCACATTGAAATATGTCTCTAGCGATGTTTGTGCATCACCCGTTAGTCCGCACAAGTAAGAGTTTACAGCACTAGGTCCTTCGTATACACCCAAGCGCATACCGGTAGTGCCGTTGTTCAATCCTATATTAGCTATGTCCCATCCCTGAGCTTCTGCTACACTATTACACTCCAGACATGTACCGTTATCTACTGTTGCAGTAGAATCATAGTTGATAGCATTCTCATCCGTACATCCCGGGATATCGAATACTCCATCAGGAGGATCTACAAGATTACCATATGTAATAAACGGAGTATGGTAAGCAAATCTTGTGAGATCAGCATTCGTACTTTGAATAATTGATGTGTTGCCTGGGAACGTATTCCAGTTACTTGCACTAGCTATGGTTATAAAGCTCCCTTTAAACCTGCTGTAGTCTACGTTTCCTTCTACAGATATATATCTTTTAGAGAAGTCAGGCAGCTCTTCACTATCAGTAGAAGGTGCTGATGGGTAGGGAGTATCTGGCCATATATCTCCATAAGGGAAGTTTACGTCAGCGCCCTCCAAAAATGCTACGTCATCGGAGTCTGCTGTTATCTCTACAACTAGCCTATATGAGTTTGACCCTATACTGTCAATAAATATATTATCGACATCATTGTTGTCTTCTACAATCAGTTTGTATGCCAATGGGCTTTCATTGAGCGCATTGTCCATAGCTAGTGGTCGATATTCTATATGTGGGAATATCTGCCTAACCTTAGTTATTCTATTAGCTAGAGTGTCGCTGTTTTCTAGAACTATCTTTGATCCTGCATCAGTTTCAAATTCTCCGCTACAGTTGTTTGTATAGAAAAACTCGTATCTGATTTTTAGCTCTCCTGTACCTATAGCACTCGAGAGAGATCCTGATACTCCAGTTAAAGTCACAGTGCTTGCTTGACCAGTAAAACATTGGTCAGTTCCTGTGAAAAATGACTCATTAAACCCAGTGTTAGCTGATGTGGGTATTACTATTCCCTGCTGCCCAGCGCTAGTTAAAAATGTTTCACCATCATTACTGTCGCTTACTTGGGGGTGGAAATAGCCAGTAGTCCCTGACTCTGGTCCTACAAAATTTGCATATCCAGGTTTACCCAAAGTTTGAGTCAGGAACATAGTTGGGGCATACGGGTACGGAGGTACAGGAGATGTTGCATCTTCTCCCAAGTCAGTATGGTATGACCGAGATGTAATTGGGTACGGACGTACTCCAAACTGTGAGTTTATGAAGTGCTCATAGGATGGAGTTATTACCTGTTGGTCCTTGTTTCCTGCCCATCCTACTGGATGGTTCCTTGATATTGCCCTACCTCTTGAGTCAGTGCTATCTTGATCACTTGGACTAAAACCGTTGTACGGGTCTGGAACTATTCCACTATTAAGTACTACTATGTCCTGTGCACTAACTTGAATTTCTCCTTGTCCTACTAGTATGTTTGCTCCATCGGTACGCAAACAGTCAAGACCTAGCCTCCAGGTTTGAAAAGCAGCAGCATTTACCTGCGGCATATGTCCACACATAGTATCCTGCAGAGACCCAGTTAACTGTCTTGGATAAGTGTGACCTGCAAACAAGAGGCTGTAAAACAATTCGTCATCAGGTCCCAAGCCTTGAGTTGGACTTTCGTTGATATTCAGATTTGTATGCGGAACAAGCGATGCATATATTCCATGTACATCTGCTAGAGAATTATCATCCAGTCCTCCCAACCTGAGGCTATTAGACAAGCTTAGCCCAAGAGTTGTGTCACTTGTTAAAGTATATCTTGTTACTGTGCATATTCTAGCAATGCCTTTGAACACAGGTACATATGGGTCACTGCTTGTTCCAGCACTTCCTGGGTAGAAAAAGCTTGCCCCATAATTACTAGTTATTTGGTCTAGAGATCCTAGTCTTATTTTACTATTTAATGCTGTACCTGAAAGCTTTGTATCTTCTACAACTATTAGTGCATAGTAAGGTCTTATAGTCTCAGGCGCGTAGTCAGCTAGATATGAGTTTATATAAGCAGTACTAAAATTAGTGTTTACTACGCTGCCTGTACTCACATTTGTATGTCCTGGAAGATGCCAATCTGTGTTGCTCCCTCCGTAGAATAATTTGCTGTACCTAGACTCTGTTGGGTCTGTACTTTGATTCTGTGGATTTGGTCCGAAAGTTGTGCTAAGAGATGTAAGACCAAAATCATTAGCTATTGCTGTTCCATCAGCTGCAGGAATAGTGTCAGAGAACGCACACCAAAAATGTCCAGGTCTATCTACACCAGTGCCATTATTAGGAGCTTGAAAGCTTTCTCTGAATATAGGAGGTACACCATAGTTCTCACTATTCTCAGATACCATCACTTGCCCTGTCGGGGACACTATGTCTCCGCTTACAAACGTAGAAAACCACCCAAACTGTTTACCAAAAGACAGTTTTCCCTCCGGCTTTACCAAAAACGCTAGAGTTGAGCTATCGCTGGTTGTTCTGTCTACAATTATTTTTGATCCGAAGAAGTTACTGAAATTAACTCCTTGGGTGCTGAGTGCTAATGCTGGTGGTGATTGCCCTTGGCCATTTCCTATCTGAAAAATATCAGGGTTAGGGAATCTAACATTAGTTACATCATTAATACCTGTAAACCAATTTACATAAGTAGTTTTTGCAGTAGCGTATCCGCTCTCAGAAAGCCAGCTTTGATTTCCAGCTGGAAATGTACCGAACAAAGTCTTTGACGATAGATCATCAAAAATACCTCCCCAAGGCATCGTAAAAGTTGCATGCCCTTTGTAGCCTATACCATATTGCTTTCTTGTAGTATTGTTTGTACTAGTCGAAGCGTTTGACCTTTCGTTTAGTCTTCTGTAAATCTTTGAAAACGAGTAGGCTACTCTACTGCCTGTCATACCAGGTGGAAGATCAGGATCTTCATTGCCGGCCGTGACAGAGATAGGTCCGTGTATGGTTAATTGATCTGGACTTATGATTAAAGCACAGCCATCGGCAGGCTTAAGGTTAAGCACCACATCTTCTACATCCCCAGAAATAAAGTTGAGTTCTACTACTGCCTTGTACAGATTTGACTGAGTATTGATAATACTCTGCAAGGTTTGCGATATGACTATATCTATCACTTTAGCCCCTCCTATTTGGAAGTGACTAATAGATTGTACTATATCAGACGTAGACTCAAATGAACTAGCTCCTGTTTGACTAGTTCTTATTATCCCTGACACACTAGCACTTACCAGTGAATCTATTCCTATTTGGGCAAGCTGTGTCGCACCGCTGCTAACGTAGTCGTGATGCGTCTGAATATTGTTTGCAGGGTCTATGCAATTTTGTACAACTCTAATTACACAAGATCCGCTTTCAGCTGCATTCAGTGATGGATTACTTGCAGCTGCTCTTTCAGTCTTGTCTTGGTATACAAATACCAGCTTATTGTTAGAATGTTTGCCTTTCATATGTCACTTGTTAGCAGCCACAAGCGCATACTTCAGTGCACAACTCTTTTGCTTTGTTGTACTTGTCCTGAACACTATCAGTCAGTCCAAGTGTAGCTTCATACTTTGCAGCTTGAAGCAAAAGCCTAATAGTTTGTGCTCTTTCAAGATCTTCTTTGCACTTATTACACTTGCATGTGCAATTGATTGCGTCATGAACCAGCTTGGCAATGCAGCAATCTATTTCAGCGCTACCTACAGTAACGTAGCTTTTAACTATCGTTTGATTTTTATCAGTAACAGTTACTTTATTTACACCTCTAGTGTCTGCAGTAACTGTTGAGATAAACGTACTGGATCTGCTTTTAGATCTAGAAACAAATTGTTTTCCAGAGCTAAGATTATTTACGGTAATAACAAAAGTGGAGTTTGGTTGAACTCCTTTGCTGGTTACCTTCAACTTAGTATTTGCTGCTAGATGCTTAAGACCCATGATTGATAGAAATATAGGGGAGCACCACTAGTGTGATGCCCCCCATATTAATTAAGCAAATACGTACTCTGTTTTGGTAGCAACCGGATCAGCCGTACCTGCGTTGAGGACAACGCCGACGTCGTTCTGACCATTAACTTCGTAGATAATAGCAGTACCATACTGAGATCCTTTGACAACAGCACGATCACCATCAATTTTGTAGGTGATTTCGTATCTGTCGTACTCTGTATCTGCAGCAGTAACGAAGTTTTGGAAATCCATCGGGAAGTACATGCGGTTGTAGTGTCCTGCCATAGCACGAGACTTCAACTCATCTGTACGAGCTTGCCAAGCATTACCAACACCTGGAGTCCAATTAGCTGACTGAGTAACAGTAAGGCTAGTGCTACCAGTAAGGTTATCAGCAATGATATCGAAGATCACACCAGCGTGGCGAGCATCAAACGTAACCGTATTGGTGTTAGCCACAGCAACATTGAACATTGCGTTCAACGTTTCGTTACCTTCGATTGCAGTTACGCAAGCAGCAGCTCCATTGTCAGAACCACTATTAGTTGCAGTAAAGCTGAAGTTGATCACCTTGTGGTTAGTAGTGTTGAACACACCCAGTGGGAAGTGATAACCTTCTCCGGTCAAATCGGAAAACGCAGTTTCGCCATTGACATAGTCGAGGTATCCCGTGTGAGCAGTGCGTACAACAAATCTGAGCTGCACTTCATCTCCAGCATCTCCAGCTGCAAAAGTTACTGTTTGCTGATGCTTTGTGCTAGCAACATAACCTTCAGCAGTCACACGAACTACGTCTCTTGTGTTGATGATCGGAGTAGCAATAGGATTACCACTGGTAAAACCCTGTACAACTTGAAGACTTCTCTTCAACATAATTGGGTTAGCAATAGTGGTCAAGCCTGTAGTGTCGTCGCCAGCTTCAGCATCAGTGTCAATTGCAGCTTGAAACAAAGCAGTAGCAAACCAATCACCTCCAGTAGCAGCATCGAGGTTCCAGAAACCCAATTTACCTGATTCCAGGTCATTGAATCTAGCATCTCCTGCTGTACTTGCCGCAGCTTCCAAAGCGTCCACGGTCTTGAAAAAAACTTGTCTCATGATATATTTTTAAGACTATTATACAAAAATTACTCGCTCTCCAGGACTTCCCTAGATTGCGTTTGATATCTCGGAGACTCGAAGCCTTCCAAGATGCTTTTCACTGCCATTTCCACAACTTCATGATGTGTATGTTCTGGTAGTTCGCATCCCACACCAAACCTACGAGAGATCGTTGCGGGTTTACGTATGTATTTAATTTGAACCGAGTTCGGTACAAAAGTATTATTAGTATACAAATCTAAGAAAGTTTCTTGAACTGTATACAATATTCCTGACGGAGAAGTGCTATTAAATGGGTCATCAAGAATTGCGTAAATATCATCTTGTTGAGAGAACTTACAGTTAGTTCTTGAGATCCTTATTTGAGGTGGTGCTGGGAATCCATAGTTAGCAACTCTAGTCTCGATAGTTGTTGTTGTTGGATCTAGATTATTTACCTGCTCCAAAGTTTCCAGCGTGCTTGGATTTACCCAGGTTACTATAGCGTAAGCTCCGTTGTAAATGTTACCGTCTACATCTGGATCATTGTTTGACATAGCACCTCCGTCAAACTGGTTAAATCCTTGACCCTCAACCTGAAACACTCTCTCTAGATATAGCTCGTTTCCATCAGCTGGGGGAGAGTCAGTAGCTACAGTATCGAAGTATCTATCAGTAAAGCTGTCATTGTTGGACAAGCTAGGATTGATATTACCACTGTAGTAAGGACCTATCAAGTAATCATAGCTAAGTCCTTCTTGTCCAAATATTACTGTCTCAGGGAGTCCCTCCTGATCAGCTACTGCTATACTTTGTATCATGTACCCAGGTGCAGGAACTGTAAGAGATATCTTCAAATATTCTTTGTATGTGTATCCTTCAGTTATCTGTACAGGATCTTTCCTACAATCATAAGTAACTTCTGACAACACATTAATCAAGAACATATAGTCATTAGGAAATTTGTATCTGTAGATATCAATATTCCCGTTCGTGCGTGACGTATACCCTATCCCCATATAGCTGGAGTTCTGCGTGGTATAGTCTTCAACAAGATGGCGGAGGTCGTCGAGTCTCTTCTGAGACTGTTCAAACCCCCGCCGATACTTGTTGCCTAGCATGTTGTAGCGTTGGGAGATAAGTCTGCGTACAGCAGTATTAAGCTCATAGTCGATTTCTTCCGACAACAAGTTATCTGCTTGGAATGATGCAATTTTTTGCACTCCCAAGTTTACTGCTACGTGCATCTCCTCTACTGTCATGCTAGTGTTTTAAGTTTTGCTCTCATGGCGTTTACAGCACCTGAGTTCTTTTTGTTATTGAAGTACACAATAGTGTCCGTCATATCGGACCCAATTGTTTCATCTTCATGGATAATTTGGTTCCCAATTTTGCGAAGTACTCCCCGCTCGATCAGTTCCTCTATCTCAGCTCTAACATCAAGGTTCTTATCCAAAGATACTTTTAGGAACAAACCTGGATTACTGCTCTTTTGTCCGTAGAGAGTATTCTCTATTTCCATGTCAGTCATTTTATCCGTGTTCTGTTTAGTCAATACTCTAAGAACTCTTCGCATCTTATCCGCGTCGGATGAGATTTTGATGAACTCTTTATCAGCATCTTTGCTAAGCTTGATCTTGTTGTTGGACTTAATCAAGTCTTCTTGTGGATCATAGATGTAGAATTTTTTGTGACTACTTTTATCCATCTCTTCCTTAGACGTTGCTACTTGTCTGTGCCTTTGGCACCATCTGAATGTAGCATAGTCTTGAGGATTGACAGCGTCTCCATTATCATCAAGAGTTATATCAAGCTCTACTCCTTCGAATGGAACTTTTAGACTCATAGATGACCAGTAATTTTTTTCAAGAGCTGGCCAGCTAGGATGATCTGGGGGAACGTCAAGAATCCGTCTTAGGTGTTTTTTGGATTCTTCGTCTTCAAACCCTTTCAGGGGTTGTCTGCCCACATAAATTGAACCGATTGATATCCTCGCCGTTGAGAGGATTTCCTTTGGAAGGTAGCCGTTAAGCTCCTTACGTCTGATGTACACTTTTTTCATGTTCTTTTTAGTTTAAGAATAACTTATATGTAGAGTCGCATTTCAGGGGGACCACCTTCGCAGTCCCCCCTTCATGCAAACCAAACACCAAATTACGATGCAGTGCACTGCAAATCCAGCGAAGTATCAAATCTGCGGAGCAGGATACCAGCCGTCTTCAGCATGTGCACAGAAGCACCGTCTATATCGCTTGCGCGGGTATCCGACTCTTTGAACCCTTTCGGGACGACGGAACCTGCAACAGCCCAACGAAGCATCTCACGACCCTTCTTGTTAATCATCTGGAGATTGTTTTCTCCGTCATAGTTGGACTGGTCAACAAAGACCATTCTGTAGCTTTCGAGCGGGAGACCGCTTTCGGGGTGCTTCTTAGAAGCTTGAGCAACAGGACCATGATCAAACAGAGGAGACTTCACCACGTTTACCGTGTGACCATCAATGTGGTCATAGCTGGTGAAGTAACCAGTAATACCAAGGCTACGTCCGCTTCCAGTAATGAACTTGGACTCAGTCGTGCGCAGGTAAGCGTTATTACCACTATCAGCAGCAATGCCCGAAGGGTTCAAACCACCACCAGCATAGTAGTTACGCAGAGCCTTATCGAACTCACGTGCACCACCGATACCGGTATACAGAGTAACCTGCTTATCAGTAGCATCAGTCATACCATAGAACAAGTCACCAATAACATCCTCCATCTTCTTCTGAGTCAGGGTGGAGTAGGTATCCTTGTTGATGATTTGCTCAAGCAGACCAGGACCAGAAACAACAGGCTGACCATTCTCGTCAGTCATCGTCGTACGACCTTTGTCGTCATGGGTGCGCTGACCGTACCAGTAGTACATCTCGCACTCCTCCTTGAACTTCAGCATGTGGCGGTACTCCTCGTAGTCCATCCACAACTTGGTGGAAGAACCTTCTTTGGTCGGGAGATTGAACTCAGCAACGTAGTCCTTTGCGTTACCAGAGAACTGGTAGGACTTACGAATCGTTCCAATCTTAGACCGGACGAGGCCAGGTGCTGTCCAGTTGGAAGCGTTACCTCTTGAGAAGTCGATTCCAACGTTAGCATACAGCATACCCCAGAGAGCACCAGTAGCAAGGTCACCACCTGCAGCTGCACTAAGTCCACCTGCATTGGGCTTAACCAACTGAAGGGTGTACTCATATCCATCACCAACAGGCTCAGGGTCTTTCATGATACGCGCAAGCTCACCAGATTGGGAGACGAGCGTGTAAGGAAAGATGAACCACTTGTCGGGGAACACTACCTTGAAGGTAGATCCACTAGCACCAATAGCGGTATCGCCACCAGCTGCTATTTGTTTAACACTAACGACCGGGCGGACGTTGACTTCATGAGTTTTAACACGGTACTCGTACTCCCAACGGTTGATCGAGCGTGTGTTTCCAACCCCTTCGGTCAGAAAAGAAAGCGGAAACTTCTTCTCTTCACGTCCAGCCAAGTGCGTGATAATTGGGGAGAGTTCTTCGGGTTTCTCCATCAATGCATTAACCAACGAGTTTGTGTCGGTCATCTGCGAATCGTTATAGTACGTTTTCAGTACTTGCATCAAAGCCATGATTGTCTATATTTAAAAGTTAGGTTGCTTATTGAAAAAGCGCGTTTATGTCCAGATTGTCTGGATCAAATGCTGTTTGTCTACTTCTGCTTTGACCTTTAGCATTACGTACTCTCTCTTGGTTAGAGACAATACGATCACGCAAATTGCGTGCGCTTTCAGTCTTAGCTTTTGTAGAAATAATATCTTCTAGGTTAAACCCGCTAAACATCAAGTAGTCTATTGCAAGCTTGATATCCATATCAGCTTCTGAATAGTCTATGTCTCGTTGGGTTCTACCGCTGTCATCTATAGGTGCAGAGATATACTCAAAGAATGTAGACTTATCTCTGTCAGGAATTCTAATCCCTGCAAACTCTCGTCCTTCTTCAAGTGTATTTGCTACCCCATCCCAAAACTGCTCTCTTTCAGCTTCTTGCTGTTCAAAGAGTCGTTGTTGTTGTTCGAACATCTCTTCACGTTGCTGTTGCTGCACTTGTGCTAGAGACTCTTTGGCAAGATTAGCTTTATCAAAGAGCTTACCACTGTCTTCATAGTCATCCAGCATATCTTGAATGAAAGCTTGGTCATGACCTTTGTACTGGAAGTACTGAGACAGTACAGCCTTTTGAGTCATGGTATCTCTTTCAGACATATGCAGATTTGAGAAATCGTTCTGCGGATTATGTGCTTCAAAGAATTGATCTGACTCTCCTCCTGCAAGCACATAGTCTAAGTGCCGTTGAACTTCTGGAAATTGCTCGAACAGTTCATTTAGCTGTTCCTCTGCAACTTCTTGAGAAATATCTCTTACATATTCTGTCAGGCCTTCAACTGTATCGTCGTACTCGTTCTCAAGTTCGTAGCCTAGAATATCAGAAATTTGATGTGCTATTGGGGGATCTGAATCTTCGTATCCATCTTCTACGTAAGTTTCTTCTTCTGGGCGGTGATAATCATCATCATCATCATCTTCGTCCCCATACCCCCTAGCATCCTCGTCTAGTTCGTTGTCAATAGGTTCTTCTTCCTCAACTTCTTGAGGCAAGGTTTCTTCAACTATGTCAAGGCCCGGTGCCCCGTCACCGATAACGTCATCGAACGATATCGAGTTGAAATCTAATTTGTCGTTTGGGTCTGTCATTATACAAAGGTATTTAGTGTTTTATGGCTTGCTTTTATTAAAGTATTTTTTATAGCGATTATTATTATATCGCACTGGTCGTTTTTTGTACCCTCCTAAAGTCATAGGATCATAACTTCTTTGAGCACGTTGAGGAGCTCTTCTTCCCTCGCTAGTTTCCTGAAACTCAAATTCAGTAACTACATTTCCCATTCTATCATACCGCTCACTTCTGCCCCTAGGTTCTTTTTCTTTTAACTGAGGTTCTACGTTTATAGATACATCTTCCTCTGCATCATTCCCGACTACATTCTTTGCGGTGTTCCCTACGAATCTAATTCCACTTGTACCAGGAGTGCTTTTTGTTAAATCTAAAACGTCATCAACAGTTGCTTCTCCTGAAGCTATATTAACAGCAGCAGTAGCACTATCATCTAAGTACCCTATTGTTTTTGCCGTGTTGATTGCTTGAGTAACAGCATTTTTGGCTCCCCCCAAACCTGGCATTTTTGATGCAGAACTTGCAGCTCCTGTTATATCTCCTTCTGATAGTTTTCTAACAACATCGTCACCTTGAGTCAGACCATACCAAGTCATAAAGGGTTTAATTGCTCCTTTAAAACTTTGACCTCCTAGTGCTGATATCGGAGCATTGTACGCTGTTCCCATAGCTTGTCCAAGCCTGGAATTTGCAATATATTGACCTGGCGCTTGGGCATAGTTGTAAATAGCTTGTCCTGCTTGTCCCAATCTACTTGATGCAAGAGCATCTCTACCTGCTGCCATAGCTTGTCCTGCGCGTGTACTGCCTATTGTATTAGTAAGTGCCCCAACAGCATCACCTGCAGCTGTATACAAACTTCCAGCAGCTTCGTTAATCGCAGTAGTAGCACGACCAAAAGCTGGTCCTGCTAATGGAGCAAGTGCTGCTCCAAATGTTATACCTTCTACTAATGGTACGTACTGAATAGCTTCTGATTGTCCCAATGTTTGCCTAAACTCCTTATCGTATTCCTCAGTCTGCATGTATGCTTCCCGGTCTTCAGCATTCATTCCGGCAAGTTTTTTATTTAGCTCGTCTCGCTTTTGGCCGGCAACAAAAGATCCATACTGAGCTTTTACTTTTTTACTTTCAATTGCAGATTGTAGATCTGGGTTTGGGACGAGTGAAACAGTATTTCTATTAGATATTTCTAACCCAAGCTCTCTGTTGCTCCTTGTTTCTCCTGGGAATCTCCCTGCAAAGTCGTGATCTGTAGTATACTTGACCCATTTAGCATCCCTTTTTTGATTCGGGAATACTTTGGGCTGCATCTCATTCATATACTCACCCGGGTTGTACCCTCCTACTTGTTGTTTTTTCCTAGGAACATACTGCAGCTGGTTATTCCCGAAGTATCCTTCTGGGTTTACAACTGCCATATTTTCTTTGAAGAACTGGTCAGGGCTAAGCTGTGCTCCTAAGTGTTCCTTCCAGGCTGTAGAATGATTTTTGCTTTTAAGCCACATTCCTGTGTTTGGGTCTACACTCGCCCCATGAAACTCTCCGTCTCCCGGGTCTATCCCTCCGGGAGCACCTGCAGCTAACCACCCTTTAGTATTGTAAGTAGAGTCGTTGTCTAAGTTCCTACTCTCAGTAGATCTTACTGGGGTATCTTGTTTAGGTACCCTAGGACCTACTTGTTTTTTTACAGGACCGCCCTCTTGCATACGTGCAGGAGTCTCAATTATTGTACCTGCATTTGGACCAGTGTCGAGATTTTGGATGCCGGGGGGAACGCTGTTCCATGATTTTACGAGGTGTCCCTGCTTATCATACTTTTTAATATCAATCGGCCTCTTCATTCCGACTGTATTGAATGGGGTATTAGGAGGCACATCTTTGAATGCCATAGATGCGTTCGTATCCCCGGCATCGTGGTATGGTCTCAGCCCTGCTTCTTGTTCTTGAGGAGTTACTGCTACATTATCAGGAGTTGGTGTTCCTGTAGGATTTAATGCAGCTTCCTTAAAAAGATCTACGTAACTACCCGTGTATCCACGAGTTTTTGCGTCATTTACAATATTTCTACGCTCTTTGTTTGTCATACCCCGTTAGGTTCAGTATCACCTTCAGTGAAAAGCGCTTTTTCTTTTAGTTGCAATTCTTTTTCTTTTATTTCAAAGTCTCGCATCATCTTCTCCATATCAATCTGCAACTTGTCAGTTTGATCTCGTGCTTCTGCATTTATAAGCGCTACCTCAATATCAACCTGACGGTCTTTGTCTTTGCTAAGCTCTTCCATCTGCATCTTCTGCTGCTCCATCTGCATTTGCTGTTGCTGCTGTTCTTGCTGTGCTTGCTGCTGAGCTTGTTGCAATTCTTCTTGAGCTTTCTCTGCTTTGCGAATCTTATCCTTAAGGCCGATAAAGTTCTCAGTATCAAACATATCAAGCACTGCAGATGCTGGTACTCCGTTCTGCACCATTGATTGTCCAATAGCTCTTGCTTGTTCAAGCTTGTCTTGATCTCTCCCAGAGTCAGACACAAAGATTCCGAACTCTGACTCCATCAATTCCATCGATGAGAGGTCAAACATCTGTATCGTAGTATCAGGCATGACGTACATACCTTTCTTACCATTCACCCAGGCTTCTTTAGAATAATCAAGTAGACCTTGCAGTTCTCTTTGCTCGAACCTAGAATATTTTCTAAATAAATCTTCGGTTATATGAGATGATTGTACAATAGCTTGTTGTGATACAGCTTTTCCTTCATATGGTCCTATACCACCTTGACGTTGTCTGTTGACTCCAGATATCTTTTCCCACTCTAATTGTATGGACTCGAGCAGTTGCAGGTATTGGTCTATTGTCTTAATAGACATGTCCAACACAGACTGATGCTGTGGAGATAGCTGTATACCTTCTTTGTTGTAGTCAACCCATGCAATACCTGTACCTTCTACGAAGTACATGAACTTGTCCATGTCCCACTTCTTGGGGATCATGTTGATGTCGAACTGAGCTATGATATCTTTGGAGCGAGCTATAGCTAGTTCCATACGATACTTGAAGATATTGTAGTTCAGCTGATAGGGGATACCTAGACTTACTACTGATATATTATCGGAGTTTATGTCTGAGTATTTTCTCCCATTTACAGGCAACTTACATTTGGACGGATTGTCCATGGATGTCCTTTGATTAGCTATGGGGTTTATGTCTATATAGAATCTCCCATCTATACGTGTGCCCTCCCATACTTCATTGACCCACTCGTATCTTATCTTAGCCCCTATTTCTCTATACTTCGCAGGCATTTTGTAGCCTTCCTGAACTACCATCTCTTCCATACTCCCAGTCATAGGGTCGGGATAGGACAGGAATCCTATTCTTTTTCTGCTTTTCCAGTATACAGTAATGCATTCTACGAGTCTGTTGCGGTAGATATTTTCATCACTACCGTTAGCTTCTGCCCTGTACAGCAAATAAGAATCAGCTGATGTCTGCTGTGGGTTCTCTAGCTCTAGTATCTGCTCGTCTGTCAGGGACTCCCCAAAGATGTCTATGACTGTAGATGCATGCGCGTACTTACGTACAATAGCCCAATCCCCATCTTCTACAAATTCAAGATCTGGATCTTTATCGTAGTCTATGTCTAGAGGATTAAGTATCTCAAAGAATGGATCATTACGTACTACACCTTTATGAGAGTATACTTCCCCAGTAACCAAGTAGTGAAAAAATCCATTTAGAAGTTTGTCTTTAACTTCTTGGTTCTGCATTATGTAATTGATAGCAGCTTGACCTTTTAGTGCGCGACTATCTACATAGGTTCTTTCGAACTCATCTATTATTTGCTTCGGGGACTGTTGTTGTTGCCCTTGCTGTTCTTGCGGAGACATCTTTTGAGCAAACATCTCATTTGCCATATTCATAAGCATGGCGTGCTTCTCCTGCTCTTTAATAGATGTACTATCAGAGTTAGTAACAGTTACTGTATAGTTCAGAGGTCGCTTTGCTTTTTCTCCGAGCAGCAAGTCTATGATAGGCTTGATGATAGGGTAGTTCCTAAGTTTAGATGGGAAGTTATTCCTAGTCTTACCGTACGGCTTAAGCACATACCGGTAGTCTTGTTCATCGATAACTCCGTTGTAATAGTCGTACAGTGACTTTAGATATGATCTCCGTTCACTGACTCCGAACTTAGATAAGTCTATGTAAGCTTCCACACATTCTTCCCTCCACTTTTTCGTCTTCTGTGACTTGGGAATACGCTGTTTAGGGAGGTTCGCTTGTCCATACATGTCTTACAAAATTATTGATATATACGATCAAACCACTCATCTGCAGCCCCATCCTTAAGGATTTCCACGACCTCTTTATTATATAGCTCTCTGGTATGGTACATCCCTACCATTAGTGCCATAACACGGTCGAAGTTTCCTTTATGATTGAACTTAATTAGTTCCTGCAAAAGAGCAGTATCGTATATTCTGTGTAGGTTAAGTGTTGTCTTTCCGTCCTCGTCTGTGTGGCGAGGGGTAATCAGCCAGTCTCTTATATATAGCTCACCTTGCCTCTTACGTTGCTCGGTCATATGCATTCCGTACTGTCGTCGTACGTTCCTGGATTTGAGTTCTTTCTTATCCAGCATCTCAAACTCCTCCTGTAACTTATGAAGTTTGCGATATCTCTTCGCGTAAGCAATGAGCTCACCACGATCGTTTTCGAATCCGATCTTGGCGTTGTAGTACTCCGCGAGCATAAATAGATTACGGTTGTACTCATCTTGTGTCTTCGGGCGTCCGACATAGCTAGCTACAATTATGTCATCAGGTTTAGATACGTTGTTTGGGCGCTTCATTACAAAGGCAGCTCCAAGTGACTCGTTAGACCCAGACTTTTCCTGTGCGTATGGGTCATGGCACACAAAGTACAGATTGTGTGGGACTTCCCCTTCTTTAGTAGAGTACGGTGCTTCGTACATGACTACAGCCCCTTCTGTTTTATCTCCTTTCCTGTGCGGGAACTTAAGGACTGGAGTGACTTCTTGAGATGGGCGAAATGCTATTTTCTTGTCCTTGTTGTAATACAGTACTCCGGCTGTTCCCTCTTTGTGCAAGTCATGAGCTTTTACTTTGTTGTACTGTTCTTTGAGTGAGGTGACGTCGAAGAGATTAGCTGTTACTTGCAGCGTTGCTTCTTGCGGAGTGAACGGATGCTCTGCTGTATACTGGTCAAGAGCCTTTGGGTCATTGGCACCCTTTTTCTTTTCACGCTGTATCTCTTCGTGCTCTTTAGCTTCTTGTATCTGCGAATTACCGTCATCGTCTATAAATCCATCTAGGTTTTGATATATAGGGACGAAGTACCCACACTTGGTTCCCATGGCACCTGCGTCCCACTCGTTATCAAATGCCATGCAGTCGTAGGAGTCAGGGTGATAAAACAGTTCTTCCATACCGTCAAACCCTACCCCTTCCTCACCCCCAGTACCGAATGCTATCATGGTCCCAAGAGTCTTGGAGCCCTGACGCATAGTAGGCATAGCTACTTCCCATGCTTTAAGCAATCCCCCAAATGATCCCGCTTCCTCGAAGAAGATGAGGTCCCCTGCTTTACCACGTACCTTATCAGGGTTGTCCTTCAGGGACACCCCAATGATCTGTGACTTCATCCCGAGCTCTACGTCTGCCCCGTTTACATTCTTCTTGTACCCTGACTGCTTGTGCATTTCTCTGTCCCTTAGTCTGGGCTGTGTCCAAGCTGTGTTGTCATCTATGAAGGACAGGAAGTCCCATGCCTTGGACAGAAGCCCGTCCCCGATGAGGTATTCTTTTTGACTAGCAAATACGTAGTTCTTGGAGTTACGCATTAAGAAGTAGTTCCGTGCTAGCATAGCCCCAGCCTTGTACGAGAAACCTTTACGACGTGCCTTGAGCACTATCATATGTTTGTTTTCTTTCCGGCATCTATCTATTGCATGGAAGTACTCGTAGTCCCCATCATAGAATGCAGGGAACGTACGGTCTCTCCTTGCTATGTTACTCCCGTCAGGGAGCAGCTCGTCTATGACTCTGTCGATAGGGCAGAAGTTTAAGTAGAAGTAATGGAACCCTGTAATGTCCAGATACCCAGTCAAGCAGCGTTGCTTCTGCTCATCCCAATAGTCATAATACTCCTTAGTCCCAGGTAGGGAGTCCGTGTAGAATCCTCTCTCTAAGTATGTTTCTGCTGCAGGGGAGTATTTATGACTGTCCTTGAACATTACTGTGAGTACTTGTTAGTTACTACCCCACCACGATTTGGGTTGCCTTTAGATTGTTGCTTCTTGACTATCTCTTCGAGGTCTTCTAGACCCTGTACTACTTTCCCCATCTTCTCTAGATTCATGATCAAGTCTTTGGCTGAGTATACAGGTTTACCGTGGTCATCTAGCAGTGTAAGGTCCATACCTTTGAAGTAGTGCTCAAGTTTGTTAACTGATATGCGGGCTGCTTTTAATAGTTTAACTGCGTGAGTCTCAGATAGTTCCCTATATTTATCTATACCCGCTCTCACTTTAGCTGTGAACTTAATCTTTAGATCTTGCCCTATCTTCTCCTCCCTTTCGTCTTCGTCGTAGACAGCGTAGGGGGAGTTGTGGTCTGCAAAGAAGTATACAGCCCCAAGCTCATTGCTCTTCAGTACCTTGAATTCACTGATGGTGATAGCGTACGGGGAGGGTACTACTACGTTGTTACTTACAGTTATTAGCTCTCGCATTATTCAAGTGCTTAAGTCTCCCGGGGAGTACATGGAATTTACCGAGGTACGGGAGTCGTATTGACTCGAATGTCCCTGACTTTATTATTTGTGATACGTACTTGAATTGATAGTACACTGCTTCCTCAATCTTCTGTATCGGGAGATCGTACTTCGTCGCCAGCTTCTGTAGAATTATTCTTTCGTCCATTGAGTTTTATTTTCTTTCCCCCTGACCCCACTTTAATCTTCTCCCATCTCTTGGGGTCATCTGGACAGTTAGACGTAGCCCACTTTGCTTTGTGCTCTATCAAACACCCGCATAGACCGCATCTTTCTACATCCTTTTTGAGATGCTCACAGCTATAACATGCTTTGAGTCTATCCTCGTATTGCTTGGCAGTTACGTGAGGGGCTCCTTGCTTGGCATACTCTACAGCTTCTTTGACGAAGCCTTTCACCATTTTGTATATAGAAGGCATTATGAATTGATTTCTATGATGACTTGTTTATTACGCTCAAGTAATTTACTTGTTTTATACCCATCTTTGGTCTTTGTGATGGCTCCTTTGTCTTTGAGCCGTTTGACATAGATATTGAGCGTGTTCGGGTTATCTATGTTCAGCTTCTCAGCTACAACCTTTTTGTTGTCTATGGAGCATAGGTCTACAGTACTGCTGTTGTCTATGAACAAGGAGAGTACTTCTAGCTCTTTGTCTGTTAGCTCAAGTATCCCATTGAATACTTGTAGGAACTGATACGTGGTGTTGGGTTGTATTTTAATTCTTCGGGTCATTGAATGCAATCTTTGCTCTCCCGTCTATGACGGAGATGGTGGATCTTTGAGACTGTCTGTTGAATTCGTCTACGTATTCCTGCAGGTTTTCTCTTGTAACAAGGAAGGATAGAAATACTTCTAGCTCCTTTGCAGCACGAGTTAATTTTACCTGAGACTCGTCTGCTTTGGATTTTGCTTCTCGTAATTCGTCGAAGTCTTTCAGCGGTATGGTGACGGTACCAGTCATCAATAAAACTTACCGCAGATTTGGAATTCATTGACCATAACGTAGTTTTCCCCATCAACCTCGATCACTAGACCTTCGGTTGTGGGGTGTACCATTACTGTGTCCCCTTTCTTGATGTTTTCACAACTAGGACCAGCAGCTACTACCTCTAGGATATTGCTACGCAGACTACGTTCTGCACCTCCGGCTAGGAGGATACCGCTCTTTTCTTTTTGCTCTCGTATTGGGAGCACTACCCAATCACGGGTAGGATGAAAGTTAAATGCCATAATGCTTGGTTTATGGCAAATATAAAGAAAATACTTATAGTATGTCTTTGAATTTTTCAGACACTTTGAAGGAGGGGCAAGCCTTGTTTGCGAATTCGTTGTGTCCGTGTATTGAGAGTTGCTTGTCTGCCACCATACGCAGAGAGTAGATGAGCTCACGCATAGCATGCTCTTGCTGATCAGTCATAGTGTCTTTAGCTACCCACTGACCTTTCTCATTCTTTTCTTTGGCTACTCCCCCAATGTAACATATCCCGATAGAGTCTTTGTTGTGACCTTTAGTATGGGCCCCTATTTTGTCTATCGGTCTCCCAGCTTCTATACATCCCTCAATATCAATAACATAATGATACCCGATATCTGACCAGCCTTTTCTCATATGCCAATCACGAATAGTAGCAGCAGTTACATGTCTACCCTCCGGGGTAGCTGAGCAATGAATGATAATGCGGTTAATTTCTCTCATAACTATACAATTTTCCCCCTCAGTTTTCGTGTCTAACGATGGATTTCCGCTCGCCGTGTTTAGCCTACGTGGGGGCATTTCTTTCAGCCTATAGCCTTGTTCCCACCCGAGTTTTATACCATCGCACTTTTCGAAACTACCGGGGACGACTTTCAGATACCTATGGTAGTACCCTACTAAAACCCGATGTCTAGGCCCTTCCTGGTTACCTCAGGGCCGGTCTCCTTTGAGGTTTCTAGATGCAAATATAGTCAATCGCAATTCTTCTGACGTAGTTCATCAACTAAAATTTGTAGATGTTCTACATCTCTTTCTAGGTGATTTAACCTGAGGTTCTGCTCAGCATCGTCTGGGAGGCTGCCCATCTCTCCTCTTGGCCACTTGACTCTGAACTCAGAATTCAATTCAATCTCTTGATTGTGCCGCAGGGTTTCTATCTCAAGGCTAGAGATAGCTTGCATTATTGTGAAGTATATCCACACAGCTCCCCCGACTCCCCCAACAATTTGAATTAGCCATTTAATATTAATACCAAAGTTTGTGTCGTCATCAAGTTTCATTGCAGGTTAAGGTTGTGACCCTACCTGCCTTGACCCCTGTACGCTTTCTTGTACAGCTTAGACTTTTTGTTTTTAGACGTCTTAGTCTTAGCATGGATTCCAGGTCGATTGACTTTGTCTTTAGGAGTAAAAGTGCTTGTGGTTTTCATACTACTAAGATAAAAAAATTTTTGGGATAAAATTTTTGAGAGCGTGAACCTACACCAAACAAGACCCCTACTATCTAACGGCGTCAAACCCACGCCACCATTATGCACTTTTCTGATTTCCAACTTACTCCTTCCGGGGAGTACCTTGTCGCCGAACCTACCAAGCTGAATGCCGATGGCACTGTGCCTAAGCCACGCTTCGTCAGGAAGGGCACACCTCTGTACGACCTCATCCTCAAAGCCCAAGAGGACGAGGCGGCCGCGTAAGCGGTCTGCCGAGGGCAAGAGGTATTGGCTAGTGTGTGAGAGTGAGGTGATAGCCACTCTCCACACTTTTTATCTCTTTCCACTTAGCTATCAATTCATTGACATTCAATTGTATTACACATGATGGACTTCATTCTTCATATCATCAAACATCTTGCTTACTTGCAAGACCACGACACACGCTCATGGATGATAGCCAACTTCATTGACAACAACTTCGCAACGAGGCACGAAGCTTTGAATTGGTTAGACTACCAGTCTCAACATACAAGCTTGACAGACAAGGACCTTACTATCCTTCAGAATATCGTATTCACTTTCGAACGTAACTAATGATTGTATTACACATGACACCAACAATAGCAGGAGTGATGTACTTCACTTTAAAGGCCTTGTGTTTCTTGTTTGCATATCACGTAACCAAGTAAGCACACTCAAGTATGAATGGTTAACAAAGAGGTTCGATTCCTCTTCATACTTCACTTCGCCCTTTGTCACCGTTGACGAACAAACGACAGCGTATAACGAGAAGAGTAGAGACAAGAAACTCTACCACGTACTCGGGCAACAACAAAGCCGTTAGGAGCGGAACTGGCACCTCTGACGAGAGGCTGCTGGGGATCTTTCAAACATATGGACAAGAAGACTGAAACTTTTATTCTTACTAGCTATGCATTCAC